GGCGTGCAACGATGTTGTAGAGCGATACCTTAACGGCACTGCGACCAAGGCAGAGCTTGACGCATCACGGGCAGCAGCACACGCAGCAGAAGACACAGCATCATGGAAAGCAGCATGGGCAGCAGCAGCAGCAGCAGCAGCAGCAGCAGCAGCATACGCAGCAGACGCAGAAGCAGCAGCACGGGCAGCACGGGCAGCCGTAGTAGCAGCAGACGCAGCATGGTCAGCAGCAGCAGCAGCAGCAGGGGCAGCAGACGCATCACGGGCAGCAGCATCAGAGCGTGAAGCCCAAATCGAAATCTTCAGGGAGATATTTCAATGACACTCAATGACATTCGCTATCACACTCCATGTTTAGGCGGCTGGACTAAACTGCTAAAGCACCTAGGCAAAACCAAAGGCGACGACGAACCGCTATCACTCCTGACCGTACTCGAAAGCAACGGTTTAGATGATGCAATCTGGTGCTTACGTACTGAGCCTACGCCTGAGCGCACTCAGCGCTTCGCCTTAGCTATTGCCCGACGCATTGAGCACCTAAGCCCAGCAGCTAAGGCGTGCAACGAGGTAACCGAACGCTATCTCGACGGCACTGCGACCGAGGCAGAGCTTGACGCAGCAGACGCAGCAGACGCAGCAGACGCAGCAGCAGCAGCAGCAGACGCAGCAGCAGCAGCCGCAGCAGCAGACGCAGCAGCAGCAGCAGCAGCAGCAGACGCAGCAGCAGCAGCAGCAGCAGCAGCATACGCAGCAGACGCAGCAGCAGCAGCAGACGCAGCAGCAGCAGCAGACGCAGCAGCATGGACAGAGCGTGAAGCCCATGTAGAAATTTTCAAGACCATTTTTAAGGATTAAACCATGCAAGGCATCACCCAAATCATCACTCAAAATCTGCAAGCCGTCATCCACCACAATGCACAGCTTCGCAAGCAAGCCCTGAGCCAAGGCAAAAGCGTGCTCGTAACGCTCGACGCCTTGGGCTTTCCAAATCACGACATCATCCCCATCGTGTTCGACACTCGCACGCTGGCTAAACAGTACGCAGCCGCGCACCCACGCACCAAGTTCAACAGCTACTTAGGGGACGCAGTATGACACTCAATGACATTCGCTCTCATGGCCCATGCTCAGATGGCTGGACTAAACTTCTAAAGCACCTAGGCAAAACCAAAGGCGACGACGAACCGCTATCACTCCTGACCGTACTCGAAAGCAACGGTTTAGATGATGCAATCTGGTGCTTACGTACTGAGCCAACACCTGAGCGCACACAGCGCTTCGCCTTAGCCGTCGCTAGACGTGTTGAGCACCTAAACCCAGCAGCTAAGGCGTGCAACGATGTAACCGAACGCTATCTCGACGGCACTGCGACCGAGGCAGAGCTTGATGCAGCAGCAGACGCAGCAGCAGCAGCATGGGCAGCAGACGCAGCAGACGCAGCAGCAGCAGCATGGTCAGCAGCACACGCAGTAGACGCAGCATCATGGGCAGCCGTAGCAGCAGCAGCAGCAGCAGCATGGGCAGCATCAGCAGCATGGGCAGCAGACGCATCAGAGCGTGAAGCCCATGTAGAAATTTTCACGGAGCTATTCGCATGACACTCAATGACATTCGCTATAGCACTCCATGCTCAGATGGCTGGACTAAACTTCTAAAGCACCTAGGAAAAACCAAAGGCGATGACGAACCGCTATCACTCCTGACCGTACTCGAAAGCAATGGTTTAAAGGATGCAATCTGGTGCTTACGTACTGAGCCTACACCTGAGCGCACTCAGCGCTTCGCCTTAGCCGTCGTCCGACGTGTTGAGCACCTAAACCCAGCAGCTAAGGCGTGCAACGATGTAACCGAACGCTATCTCGACGGCACTGCGACCGAGGCAGAGCTTGATGCAGCAGCAGACGCAGCAGCAGCAGCATGGGCAGCAGACGCAGCAGACGCAGCAGCAGCAGCATGGTCAGCAGCACACGCAGTAGACGCAGCAGACGCAGCAGTAGCACAGGCAGCAGCAGTAGCATCATCAGCAGCATGGGCAGCCGCAGCACGTGCAGCAGCAGGAGCAGCACGTGCAGCATCAGAGCGTGAAGCCCAAATCGAAATTTTCAAGGAGATATTCGCATGACACTCAATGACATCCGCTATCACTCTCCATGCTCAGACGGCTGGACTAAACTGCTAAAGCACCTAGGCAAAACCAAAGGTGATGACGAACCGCTATCGCTCCTGACCGTACTTGAAAGCAATGGTTTAGATGATGCAATCTGGTGCTTACGTACTGAGCCAACACCTGAGCGCACTCAGCGCTTCGCCTTAGCCGTCGCCCGACGTGTTGAGCACCTAAACCCAGCAGCTAAGGCGTGCAACGATGTAACCGAGCGCTATCTCGACGGCACTGCGACCAAGGCAGAGCTTCACGCAGCAGGCTGGGAAGCAGTAGCAGCAGCAGCATACGCATCACGGGCAGCAGCATACGCATCACGGGCAGTAGAACCAGTAGCATCAGCATCACAGGCAGCATCACAGGCAGCAGCATGGGCAGCACGTGGAGCAGCATGGGCAGCAGAAGCATCAGAGCGTGAAGCCCAAATCGAAATTTTCAAGGAGATATTCGCATGACACTAGACGAAGCGCACAGAATCATACTCAACTACGAAGCCACCGCAGGAAGCCCTGCTGATTGGACGGCAGCCATTGAACGAATCAGGCGAGCTAGACAAGATGCGGCATTTGATGCGGCATACGACGAGGCACACGAAAAAGAAGGAACAGTATCCCGCAGCAACGCAAAGTATTACTTTGTCAAGGGGGTTGAATATGCAACAGGACTACTACATGACTAAAATTTACTATCAATTCGGACGACACAACACCAAACCGCCAGAGCTGGCAGCCAAGTTCTTTGCGCGTGGCATCCAACCCACAGGCGTGGTGATTGAAGACGGACTCTTCACCTACGTGGCACTGCTCGACCAGTTCTGCAACCCGATTGCCGTGATTGAGACCGATGGCGAAAAGATTATCGGGAATGTATCGTTACAAACTTTTACAAAGATGTTCGAGCAACTTCGCTAAACCCTGATATACTAACTTCACTCACAACACAAAGGAGAAAAACATGACTACCAGAATCCTCACCCATGACGGGTATGACTACCAAGTAGCGCTTGAACATACACGCTTCAACGACAACCAAGTAATATACGTATGCACACCCGACGAGTTTGCCCTCAGCGAAAGCGAATTGATTGACTTCTTCCTGCGCCAAGGCGTCATCATCAATGACCCGACCGACAGCCTCTACGCTGAAGATGTAATCTATGACGTGCATCAGTACGCTGGCTACGCTGGAGAAGCCTACATCAAAGACCGCACATGGTACGCTGTCAATTCAAACGTCGAGCTGAAAGGCTTGGTCGAAGTAATCACACCATCAGAGGATTGAACCATGCTTAAATACACAGAAGACTCACTCAACTGCGCGTTCGTTGAATCAGACCACATCAGAGGGTACTTGATACACGATAACGACAAGACAACGTGGGCGCTGTACGCCAGCGCTCAACACTATTACGGTGGCAGCATCCCCGTCAAGTGCTTCCAGCACGATGGCAGCGACGACTTTGAAGAACGCGTCGTTGACCGCTGGCTTGAATATGGCGACGCACCTATATTTTTCGACAAGAGCATCGACGCATGTTCAACTAAGACAGGCGTAATCACACACGCTGCCGACGAGGGTACGTGGGTTTGGGTGTGCGACAAGACAGGCTCAGAGATTACATCGAGCAACAGAAACTTCATGATTAAAACGCTTCGCGCATTGGGAGAGATTGTATGAAAACGATTGTATTTGAGGGTCAACACATCAACGTAAGCACCGAGTTTGGCTACGACTTCCAAGTATCACGCCTCGACTACGAGCTTGGCGACGACCACTTGATTGATAAACTTTTGGGGTGTGGGGCACTGCGCTACGACCCAGAGCATTACCCGAACGACAGCCACCGCGTAGAGCATGTTCTATCGGGTCGCACATACGACGCCTACATCGACGAACACGGTGACTGGCGCGACCACGCCGATGACCTAATCATTGAGGGCTATGTACGCGAGAAGCTGCCGACAATCAACGTATCAGAGGGAAAGGATATATCACTATGAACAAACAAGAAGTCTTTAACAAAGTGCGCGACCACATGCTCAAGCAGAACGCTCGGAGCACGAACGTATACAACCGTTGCCAATACAGAGGTGATAACGGGCTAATGTGTGCCGCTGGGTGCTTGATACTTGATGAGATGTACCGCCCAGACATGGACGCAGGGGAATTAGAGTTGAGCTGGGGTTCAGTATGCAATAGATACCCGAAGCTACGAGATTCTATAAGCACAGACTCAAATGTGCATAGTCTCATCAGTAATCTGCAAGGCGTGCATGACAACATACTTGTGCATAACTGGCCAGAAGCCCTGAAAAATATGGCCATCGGACACGGGCTGCAGCCTTGATTTTTATATGCATGATACTACTTCTACTGCTCGTCTTGTAGGGGCGACAGCCGACATCGATTGGGATTCACTCTCAAAAGATGTTACCTACCAACTATACACCCCAAGCGGCTGGCGTGCGGTAACGCGTGATGTGTACCGCACCATCCGCAACCCAGCCAACCGTCGAGTGCTACTAAAACAAGAGCGCAAGACTTTTAACTCGGAGCTATTCGATGTTAACTGATATGCACCCGATAGACCGACACGACGCCATTGAGCAAGGCTTGATGTATTACACCGTTGACAAGCCATGTAAGCGTGGACACAGCGCCCCTCGGTTCGTGGCGTCACGCCTCTGCACTGAGTGCATGGGCAAGAGCATCAAGAAGAACACGGTTGCTAAGGTGCAACGCCCTGACATCGTGGCGCACGCCCTGAGTCAGACACTACCCGCCACACGCGACGAAGCCATTGCCAAAGGCTTGGGGTTTTATCTCTCATACAAGCCGTGTGTACATGGGCACTACGCGCCACGCGACATCGACAACCGTCAGTGCTTGTTCTGTAAGTACCCGCGTCAGTACGCCGACAGGGCTAGAGGGCGCAAAGAGGCAAAGCCTGCACGCACTAAGCACTCACGCGATAAGCGTAAGATACAGGGCGGCAGGGTCATGGCGTACTACACAGGTGAGCATGTGCTACCGCCTGAGTTCAACACGGGGTACGCGATGGGTGACGCCACCGTGACCACCTCACGTGAGGGGCAGGAGTTGTTCGCCAAGAGTGTGCACGCAACGGCTTGCGCATTGGCACCAAATTCACGCTCTTATGCTACGGTGCAGGGGTCAGTAGCCAAAGCCCGTGGCGAGGGCTGTATCGCCATCGCCATGGCAGTCGGGGCTAAGGCTTACAGCCAGCACAAGGACACCACGGCATACGCCACCGTCAAGGGTGCATTGCTTCGGGTTTACACCAATGGCACAGGTATCGAAGATTACGTTGAGGATTGGTGGCCAAGGGCAAAGATGGGGTTGAGGGTAAAACTGTGATACAATCTTAGTATTACACCCTCCCGCCGAGTTCTTCGGGCTTTTAAGGTTGTATGAATGCCAGTCGCTTCATTAGTGACCTGCTGGGCGCTTAACTAGTCTTCTCTTGTCACGGGTACAACTAGTTAAGCGCTTTTCTTTTTCCCTCCTGCACAGGCAATAGGCTAGGGGTCAAAGGCGTGAGTAGAAACCGAAACGGCTTTAAGGCACAGATATACATAAACGGTAAGCCGTACGCCAAACGCTTCAAGACATTAGCCGAAGCAAAAGAGTGGCGCGAAAACAACGAACGAAAAATATTTCCATACAGCCCGCTAAATACCTAAAACCATGGTATACTATACACTTCACTAACAGCAAAGGAACTTCAAATGCACGGCTTAAACCAAATCAAATCCCAGAACGAACAGCAAGCAGCTGACAACTTCAGCATTGAGACGCAACGCTTGCGTGCTGAAGGCTACAGCTACCGCGTGGCGCGTGACGCAGTGACCAATAAGCCTGACCACACAGCAACTATCGATGTGTTCACCACGGCTTTCGAGCTGAAAGCTAACACATTGGCCACCATCCCAGCGCACTCGATTGGCAACTACGAGTTCTTCTATGGCAGCAACTGAGCCATTGAAGATTGTCACGTACTGCAAGAAGTATTACGTCAAGCGCGGCGAGGAGTTTCACGCCACTCGCTACGCTACAAAAGATGCAGCATTCGCAGCACGTGACAAGCTCATTCGTGGGCTAATACACTTCACAACCGCACGACCGATAACAGACACGACCAACCCGACATGAACATCTTTAAGCTATTCACCAAGGTCAATGACCCGCAGACCATCCGCCGTCAGCAGCTGGCCAAACTCCGCACGATGCTGGTAGATGCTGAGCTGGAGCACGACAAGAACGAGTCCGACTTGTTCTACATCAACAACGCAATCAAGCGATTGGAGTCACAGCTTGAGCCATCTGCTTGAAGTCAACACCCTAGCCAAGCTCATATTCCGTGAGCTGCCTATCACGTTGAAAGACTTACAGGCCAAAGGCTTGACCGCCAAGGGCTACGTGCTTGACATCGTGAAGCTGATGCTTGCAGCCAAGGTTATCTACATCGCTTCTGCTCAACTTGGAAACAACCCCATGCTGATGAAAGGCGCCAAGCGCAATGCGCCCAGGCCATTGGCGTCAGAGCTGCATCAGCTGGCCAACAGTCGCAGGCGTAGTCGAGTGCAGAAAAAGAAAGTCACAGACCCACAATACTACCTCGACAACCGTGAGCGCTGCCTACAACGGCGACGTGACCGAGACGAGATGCTAAAGAAGATTACAGAGTTACAATTTACAGACGAAGGGAGAACGACATGGAGATAGGTAAGATTTATATCATCACACATCAGCGAAAAGGGCAATTTATCGGAAAACTTGTAAGCATGGACGACGACGATGAGTGGTCGGTGTTCGACACTGGGACAGGTGAACTAACATTGCGCAACGCGTTCTTTACAGTCGAGGAGCACCCATGCCAAGACTAATCATCGCATTGCTTGCAGCTATTTGTTTTCAAGCTGACGCGCAGACAAAGTACGTGGATGTGGGGCTTGGCACATGGGCGGTTCACCTAGATACCGTAAGCATATCCAAGGCAAACATTGTGTCGGTTGATGTTACAAACATGAGCGACATGCGAAGATTCCGCCAGTTCTATAGGGGCTGTGGTGAAGCACGGGGTGATTACATTATTCAGTATTTGGGTGGGGTCAACGACTTCTCCACCGTGATGCCATGGTCAATGGGTAGTGTAGTAAACGGCGCTAACGCAATCGCTGCACACACATGTCTCAAGGCTATTGAAATGGGGCTGCTACGATGATATACATAAGCACAATGCTCCTTGGTATTGCCACGGGCGTACTCATCAGTCAAATAATACTGAGCGCAGATGGCCGCACAGCAGCTAGTGAATCTTTACATTACTTTTTTTGGGTGCCGCTGATAGCAGCCTCTGCACTTATGGTGCTACGATGACACCATCCAAGCGCACAGCCGAGTGGCGGAAAGAGAACCCGATACGCAATGATTGGCCTGCTCAGGAAGCTATGCTCAAAGCGTGGGCTGCAGACCGCAGCCTTGCACCCTGGGCACTCGACCCGCATACGTTCGAGATAATCTCGAAGCGTAGCTATCAAGCCCAAAAGCAATTCATATACCAGTCCGTGCGCTTCAATCGTTCAAGCCTGACATGGTTTCTACTGGAGAACGAAATCCTACACCCAGCGCAATTGGTTTTTAATATTCGTGAACGGAAGATTGGAGTACAACTTGATTAATTTAACTACATCAGATGCAAAAGAAATACTTGAATATCTGCGGGGCTACGAGAAGTCGCAGCTACACCACAGCCCAATACTTTGTGGGCATATCAAAACGCTTGAGGCTGCAATCGAACTGCCACCCAACATGTTTTGGGATAATGATGAGGGTGAAGATTGCGTAGGCAGCATCGAACAACTGCTAGACGATAAGTACAACTACTCTGGGTTGAGTGTTGGTGATGTTGTTGAAATACAACAGGCGTATAAAGCGCCGAATATCAAGGTTCGTATCACTGAGTGTGATGAGAACTCTGCCATTGACTACGAGGTGGTAAATGATTAGACCTACGCCACAAGAGGAAGTCCTCATCCGCAAGAAGTACGAGCTACGTAGCAATGTCGTGTACCGCATTGGTGGTAGCGTGCCCGTAGGTGGTGTCAACCCTAACAACGACGGACGTATCAACGTGAACGTCGGTGCCAAGGTGCGGTACTTCTCACTGAACCTAGCTCGTCGCTTTCTGAGCTGTGGCCACTGGCCAGAGAAAGGCGTCCGCCAACACAAGCGTCCGTCTAACCACGTGGTCACCACGCCATGGGGTTACATAGCCAATGACGAACATTTTTACAGCTTGTTTGAAGCACAGAGGGCAGCATGAAGAATCACTATAAATGTGTTGTAAATATACCACAAGCTACAGAACGCATGAGCATAGCCGACGTAGTGCCGTACTTTCAAAATCGTATTCACATGGATGCAGCTGAATACCTCGCCCGAAACTTCCATCCTACGGAATGTGAGACCGGTGCAGGAAAAGCCATGTCGCTTGAGCTGTACGTGTTCACTCCAGAAGAACTGAAAAAATACGTTGCTGAAAAAACTGTGATATACTAATCCACTTACGGCGAGCGTGGGAAGTAGCTCTTCTCCAAGACCAGCCTGTTACTGGTCTTCTCGCCACCCTTTTAGCTTAACAGGAGCATTGACTTTGACATCTAAATCTTACGGCGCATCCCACGAGCAATGGCAACAAGCCTTTGCGGTGTGGGGTCAGGCGGTACTGCCATCAGTGTGCAGCCCTGCAGCCGGCACTGAGCACAGCCCTGCACATTCATTCCACAAGATACCCAGCGTTATAAGCGCGGGTAATATAGCATACCCAATGAAGGGTTGGCCGCAGCATAAGACAACGCCAGCAGACATAGCCAAGTGGTCAGCGGATAACCGCCTTGGTATCTGCGTGCGCACCGCTGACATTCAGGCCATCGATATTGACTGTGACAGCGCTGACGTTACAAGCCTCATACTTCAAGACCTAGAGCTGACACTCGGTGCTGCACCCATGCGCCTCGGTAAGCAAGGCCGTTGCACAGTGTTCGTTCGCGTGCAGTCCGATGAGCCGTTACGTAAGTCCGTTATCCAGATGCGCGCGGGTCAAGGCGCTATAGAATTGCTAGCAGCGGGGCAGCACACTATGCTGGCTGGAACGCATGTCAGTGGTATTGAGTATTGGTGGCCAGAGGGCATCCCTCAACCGCGTGACATCCCAAGCATATCGCTTGAAGACTTCACTTGGCTGTGGAAGTTTATCAGTGAGACCTATGGAACCAAGGTTATTGACAGCCTACCAAGCCAGACGATGCGAGCCAAGGGTGCAGCGCTCAGCGCACTTGACCCGTTCGCTCAGATACTGCGCGAGTCGGATAACTTCATTGCCGAAGATGGCAACAAGATTCATATCCGCTGCCCTTGGTCACATGACCACACATCCGTAAGTAGTGTGTCAGCATCCAGTTACTTCGGGCCTGACGCTTCCGGCCCTGCCAATTACCGCTGTCAGCACAGCCACTGCCTGACGCGAAACATCAAGCACTTGCATGAGCACTTTGGGTATGCGCCTGATGACTTTGGTGATGTCGTGGTGCGTGCATACGGTGAGCCTGCGCCTATAACCGCATGGGAAGATGACCCTGAGTGGCGTAAGACAAAGCCTAAGAGGGAGGGTGCCAAGGCTATCATCGACACCAATGTGAACATGAACATTCAGGTGGCGCTCAAGTATCCGCAGTTGTGCGGTAACTACAAGCTGCAGCTGGACAGCTTCATAGGCGCACCGCAGACTATGGCCACCGGGGATGAGGATTGGCGACAGCTTGCTAAGACAGATGTCACCATGATACAAAATCATATCGGTGACACCATGCACAGCATCGGTTTTAAATCCTCGGACGCTATCGTGGCAGCTCAGATAAATACATTCTTAAAGAATCGCACGTTCGACTCTGCGCTTGAAGCCTTAGCCTCGGTACCTGAGCACGACGGTATCGCTCGACTACATCGCATGGCACCTGATGTGCTGCGCACCAAGGACACGCCTTACAACCGTGCCGTTGGTAGGTATATATTCCTATCGCTGGTGTTGCGCATGAGCAGCACAAAGGAAACGGACGTGCAGGGTACAGCCATTCTGCATAGCTCCCAGGGTAGAGGCAAGTCATCATGGGTTAAATCACTAGCGCTTGACGTGAACCACTATAAGACCTTCGAGTTTAAGGAAGACCTTAAAGAGATGCGACGCGGTGTTCAAGGCTCAACGGTGCTTGAAATTGGTGAGATGGCCGGCAGTGAGAAGTTGAGCAACTCCACTATCAAAGCGTTTATGACTGCATCCAGCGACTCATGGCGCAAGCTATACGAGGAGGGTGAGACCACACGCCCACGCCGATGTATCCTGATTGGCACAACCAACGAAACCGAGATTCTAAAAGACACCACGGGTGACCGTCGCTATTTTCCGATGCGGATATGCGACGGCTTGGCCAAGGGTCAGTACATCAACCGTGAACTGTTTGCCGAGAACAAGATGCAATACTACGCCGAAGCATTGGCTGAGATTAAGGCTAATCCTAATTGCGTAGAAGAACTGTACGCTGAGCTTGAAGCCCTGCCTGAGACCGAAGCTGTACGCCGCAGCTTCCGCAAGGTATCTATCCGCCACGCAGCTATCGTTGAATACCTGAAAATGTGCGGGCAACCAACGGTTACGTTGAACACTGTGCTGCAGTGCATAGCGTTCAAAGGTAACGTCACCGAGCAGGTGCTACGTGATGCCGCCCTCACGTTCGTGGCCTTGGGCTCCGAGCTGTTGGATTCACACAACAAAGAATACCAAAATATTTTTTACCAAGAATACGAAAGTCTCGAATAGTTCGTATATAATTCAATCTCACTTCAACCAACCAGAGGAATCTAAGATGTCAATTGATAAACTGATAGCAGCCGCCACCGAATATTTTGAGCTTGCCGCTGCACGCGAACGCCGTTATGCTGAGGCTGAAATCCCAGCCGTCATTGCCAGTGTTAAAGCTGAAGGCTCTGAACCTAAGAAGCCTGCAGTCAAGAAGCCTGCACCGCAAGTTAAGACGCTTGTCGATAACGACAATGACTTCGACACCATCGGGCCGAAGGTCGAGGCACCAGCACCAGCACCAGCACCAGCGGCAGCACCCGCACCAGTAGAACCGAAGCCCGATGCACCAATACCAAGCTACGACGATGAAATTCGTCCGCTGATTCGTACTGTATCAATGACCAAGCGCGCTGAGCTGATTGCTTTGCTCGGTGAGTTCGGTTGCAAGGTTGGTGCTGACCTCAAGGTTGAGCAGTACACTGCGTTCTTGGCTGCTTTGAAAGCGCTGTAATGGCTCAGCACTCCACGTTTGGCGCGTCAAGCGCCCATCGCTGGGTTCGATGCCCCGGCTCTATTGCGCTGACCAAAGATGCACCACGGACGGAGAGCGCCGCTGCTCTCGCAGGCACCATTGGCCATGAGGTTGCAGACATCTGCATCCGCGAGAACAAGAACGCATACGACATCACCACGGTGACAATCGATGGCGTCACACATGACGTCCCGGAAGACACGCAGGTTGATGTGAACAACTACATTGAGTTCCTGCGCTCTCGTGGCGGCACGCTATTGTCAGAAGTTCAAATCAATTATGCTACTTTGCTGGGTGTGGATGAAGCCGAAGGCTTTGGTACTTCCGATGCAGTCATCTTGCTAGACAATGGCGACATTGAGATTCACGACTTGAAACTGGGTCGCAAGCCTGTCGATGCGGAAGATAACAAACAGTTGATTCTGTATGCTGCAGGCGTGGCGGACACTCTTGAATCCACAACAGGCGAGCCTGTTCGCAATGTAACATTGGGCATATACCAACCCAACGTGACGCGATTCGGTACGCTGCATGAGATGTCAATCGAGGAGGTGCAAGATGAAGTTAAAGCCTACAAGAACGCCGCCACACAAGCTACTGCTTCCGCCAAGTCACTGGCTAAGTCGGGGCCAACGGCCAAATTCTATGCGACTTATACCTCGGCAGGTGAATCCCAGTGCCAGTGGTGTAAGCACGCTGCTGCGTGTCCAACACTCTTGGCTGCTACAAAAGAAGTTGTCAACGCTTGTACATCGGATGACTTTGACATCGTATCAGCGCCAAGCCTTATCGACGATGCTCCGGTACGTGCAGCGTATGAGTCACTAGACTTACTGCGCAACTTCATCACCGCTGTTGAAGACGAAGTGTATGCTCGCGCTAGCGCTGGTCGCGGTGAATCCGTAGGCGTTAAGTTCGTGGCTGGTAAGCAAGGCAACCGCAAATGGACTGACGAAACTGTTGCAGCTACACAACTTTCAACGGAATTACCAGTTGAAAGCGTGTATACTAAATCCCTTATCTCGCCAGCAGTGGCTGAGAAAGCGTTGAAGAAGGCCAAAGTCACAAGCATTGACCTATCTTCTCTGGTGTCACGCAGCGCACCAAGCAAAACCATCGCGCCTATCAACGACCCTCGACCAGAGTGGACAGGTGCGGCAACAACTGACGACTTTAACTGAAAGCCTAAAATGACAACTTCAATCAAAACATACCCGGACAATGCAGCAAAATTCCGCCTTGATGGTGGCCGTGTCTCATATCCAACACTCAACGAACCTAAGCAGTTCCAGGGTCAAGGTAAGCACCGCTACTCAATCGACATCATCATTGACAACGAAGCCACGTACAACCAGCTTGTCAAAATCGGCAAGGTCGCAGTCACTGCGGCAGTCGGTACGGCAAAAGCTGAGAAGACATGGGCTGAGTTAGTGGCCAAGAACAAAGTTCCGTTCGCTCCGGGCGCTATCAAGGCTGGCAGCGCTGGCTACGAGGGCAATTGGTTCATCACCGCTCACACTGAGACTGCACCTACGCTGCTCGACAACGTGGCCGGCACAGATGGTAAACCAGCACCGTTGGCTCGCCCACAAACGCGCATCTACAGTGGCTGCCAAGCCAACGTTGTGTTCAGCATTTACTACCAAGCCCAGTGGGGTCGCTTGTGCGCTAGCTTCTCTGGCGTGCAGTTCGCTCGTGACGACGAGGCCTTCGGCGGCAGCGCTGCAGCCAGCGCCGACGAGTTCGAGGCCGTAGAAGCCAGCGACATGGACGACTTGGGTTAAGCAACAGTATAGGTTGCCATCATCTCCAACTTGTCATTGAGGGTTGACTAGACAATAGAAGACCATAGCCGGTGTGCTGCCACCCTAGCCATACTTGGGCAGCACACCACTAGGCGAAAGCTGGATGGTGTAATCAAAACACAGCGAATGGTACTTCACCCCTCACATATACATAATGATTGACTCCACTAAATCCGCAGCTGTTGACCGCACATATCACTGGAGTCCCGTAGGTCCTGATACGCCACGTGGCGTGAAGCTGCAGCTCATCAACAAAGACGCAGGCGTAGCCACCTACGGTAACTACACTGGCAAAGAGCATTGGACACATTGGGCGCCACTACCGACGTTTAAAAAATAATGCCACCATACACACGCGCACAGATAAACGCTTCCAGCCCCAGGCGCCCGGCCTTGACCTCTAGCTACGTGCATAACCACTACCGTATATTTGATGCGATGACGGCCATCCTCACTGGTGACAAGCCGACACAACAGCATTGGTGTGAGCTAGCAAATGCGTGCAATGTGCTAGAAGCACTGCGCCAACAGCGTAAACTTACAGACCCTGAGCAGTTGATAGTGGATGCGTTTGAAGCGCTATTGAAAGCTCGTGAGCGCACACCGATTAGGTTCGATGGTGTAGGGCGTGAGGCCGTGCTAACAATGATTGACAACTACCTAACGTGCTGCCGTGAGCTACCAGAGCGAACGATAAAATCCGCAGTCAACTATGCGTACAACGCGCAACAACATAGGAAATAATATGAATCAACTTTATCTCGACACAGTAACATACCTGATTGGAGCGGCTGTAATACTGGCGGCTCTGCTGATAGCCTGTATATTCTTAGTATTATGCCTTAAATATGGTATTGAAATCATACTTCGGAAAGCGCTTAGATTGTATCGCATATCAACGATAGTGTACTGGCTGCGGCGCATGGAAAAAGACGGACTGTTGGCTCCTATGCAGGCGTACAGACAAATGGTTAAAGATAGGACGCCTAAGACGCAAGAAGAGTACCATGAAGTTGACCGAGACTCGCAAAAATAAATATTAAAAGCCCTGAACCAGCAGGGCTTTTTTGTTTTACAATAGTTGTATGAAATCAAGCATTGAAAACCACATGACTATCGAACGAGCGCGTGAGCTGTTTATTATGGATGGGCCAAACGTGATGTGGCGCGTTGACAGAGGTAACAACAGAACAACCAGAACCATAGCCGGCGGTTTAGTGACAGCGCCTAGAACATCATATCGTCAAGTAGGCGTAACGAACGAAACCGGAGTACGCCGGTTTATTTACGCACATGTGATAGCCTACGCCTTACAGCACGGTACTTGGCCCGATAAGCTGGTTGACCACTGCGACGGCGATGGTCTAAACAATACGCCTTCCAACCTGCGACTATGCACAAGAGCGCAGAACCAGCAGAACATGCGCAATCGCAAGACGAATAAAACCGGAGTCAAAGGTGTTATGCTCCTGCTCTATACTACCGACAAGCCCTACAAAACAACCCTTCGAGTAAACGGAAAATCAATCGGAGACCGTTTTGCCACTTTAGAAGAAGCAACTGCAGCAATACGCGCACAGCGCGAACTACATCACGGAGAGTTTGCAAACCATGGCTAAGATTTTCATCGACCTAGAGACTTACAGCACTGTAGACATATCCACTGGCTTGGCTAACTACTGCACAGGTGCTAGCGTTTTGCTCTGCGCGTGGGCTATTGATGACAAACCGGTGCAGATGTGGGATGTGCGGTCTGGCGAGCCTTGCCCTGTAGCTCTGTATGACGCAGCCAAAGATGCAGCCAACACTTTGCTGGCACACAACGCCTCATTTGACGCGCAGCTCATAAACAGCACTGGGCTATTTGGGTTTCCTATCCCGTTAGAGCGCTGGTATTGCACGATGACTCAAGCATTGGAGCATAACCTGCCCGCGTCGCTCGACAATTTATGCACTGTGTTTAAGCTGCCATCTGACAAAGCCAAGCTGAAAGACGGACGAACGCTGGTCCGTTGGTTCTGTACACCTGATGCTCAAGGTTGCTTCCGAGGTGTCGAGCCGGCGGATAAATGGCTACGCTTCCGAGAGTACTGCGTGAATGATGTGGTTGCTATGCGCGAGATACACAACTTGATGCCGAAGGCGAACTTTCCGCTTGACGCTTCACACATAGAGCGCATTCTGTGGGTTGAGACGGAGCGCATGAACCAACGAGGTTTTGGTGTTGACTTAGCACTGGCGAGCACAGCGGTATCAACAGCAGAGCGAGTAGCTAAAGCCTCTGCGCAGGACGTATCAGATGCCACTGAGGGATTGTTAAGTTCGACAACACAGACTGCAGCATTGCGCGAACACCTGAAAACGGAGTATCAGGTTGACCTGCCGAACATGCAGTCAGCGACAATCGACAAAGCCCTAGCAACGGACATACCGCAGGGAGCCCGCTTCTTGCTTGAGCAGCGTGCGGCAGTGTCTAAAGCCTCTGTTGCCAAGTACAAAAAGCTGTTGGCTTGCAGCGATTCGCGTGGTCGCATGACTGGAACGATTTTATTCTGTGGTGCAAGCGGCACGGGCCGCGACGCCGGTCGTGTCTTTCAGCCGCAGAATCTACCTAGGCCAGCGGGTTGGTTCGAGCATGACGCCGAGGGTTTGATAGCGGACATCAAAGCAGGGTGCCTTGAACTTACACACGCGAAGCCGATGGATGTTTTGTCGTCCGCGTTACGTGGAGCTATCGTTCCATCGCAAGGCAAGAAGCTAGTCGTGTCAGACCTATCCAACATTGAGGGGCGTGTCGTTGTATGGCTCGCCGGCGAGTCGTGGAAACTGTCGTATTTCAGCGACTACGACGCAGGCAAAATTAAGTTTGATAACTACGTGGCTGCATACTCAAAGATGATGGGCGTCGCACCGGAGGACGTATCTAAAGACCGCCGTAACGTAGGCAAAGCCGCCGAGCTTAGCCTAGGATTTGGTAGCGGAGTGTCTGGACTCCTGCAGTTTTTAGGTATCTACCGCGTAGACCTGGAGCAGCTCGCATCTGCTACCGAAGCGGCAGCAGACAAAGCGCTGTGGCATGAGGTCCTACGCAAGTTTGATTGGGCGCAGAAAAACAAATTTGATTACGGCTTACCGCTTCATCAGTGGGCTGCGTGTGAGTATATCAAGCAGCAGTGGCGCAGCGCACATGGCAACGTAGCTCAGCTTTGGGCTGACTGCGAAGCAGCGTTCCGCAATGCATATATCACACCAGATGTGTGGTTCAAGGCTGGCCAACACCTAGCGTACAAGCGCAGAAGCAAGTGGATATTCTGCAAGTTGCCATCAGGCCGCGTACTAAGCTACCCGAACCCTCGTATTACAGAGGACGGAATCACCTACATGAGCATGGACCAAGTGACGAATCAGTGGGTGCGCACCCACATCTATGCAGGTAAGTTTGTCGCGCACGCAACACAAGCAAGCGCCAGAGATTTTTTATTGCACGCCATGCTAAAAGCTGGAGATTTGGGTTATACTACAGTCATGCGAGTTCACGACGAGTTGATTACAGAAACACCGGATAGTCCAGCGTTTAACGATGCTGGCCTTGGTGCGATTCTATCAACACCGCACGACTGGTGTAAGGGCCTGCCGCTTGCAGCTGCAGGATATGAGACTAACGTTAGATATAGGAAGGATTGATATGGCTGAGCAAGACCCGAACGGCAAATCGCCACACGAAGCCGGTGCCAAGCTGGACGCAGGTAAAACACGCATGAGCCTCGTGCTCCACGGCTTTGCAAAAGCGCTTGAAGAAGTTGGCCGTGTCGGTACGTTTGGTGCTAACAAGTACACCGACAACGGTTGGGCAACAGTACCCAATGGCGTTGAGCGTTACACCGATGCGGCGTACCGTCATTTATTGAAAGAAGCCCAGGGTGAGTTGATTGACCCGGACTCCGAGCTGTACCATGCCGCACATACAGCATGGAACGCACTAGCACGCTTGGAGTTGATACTACGGAGATACGATAATGCGTAAAACTAAATTCACATGGGCGATGCATCAACGCACAGGTCCACAAGAAAACCTTTTCGACCTAAGCAAAGATGAGATAGAGTGGTTCAAAGATATTGTGGAGGTTAGTGGGTTATGATGGGCTGGCAAACAATAACGCCGTGCAAGGGTGGTGCATACATAGGCATGAAGATGAAGTTGAGCGCTACGCCGTGGCAGCTTGTGAAGTTGGCCTGTCGGGTTGCACTGCATGGGTGCGACACATTCATCCGGTCATTGGATATGGTGTATGTGTTTGACTGCAAGCAGCCATCTGAATATTTAGCCTCAGAGGTACAACGTATAGTGTTAGATGACGCGGGCTATATCATGGTAAGCTACAGAAAAAGACTGTACACGGAGTATGTACTGCTTGCAGCTATCAAACCTAAGACCCTGTTGTGGGTCGCTTACCGTTCTTGGAGATTGAATTGAAAAGTTGGCAAGGAATTATAGCGGAGAAAGCTCCGTGCGACGGGTGCGCGCACCGAGCGCAATGCAAAGAGCAACAGCTCGCGTGCTCGGTGTTCAGTGAATACATCTCTGATGGTGAACCGGACCTCGTGGTTGAGCGCAAGCCAACAGCTGAAATATATCAGCGGATATTTAGCGGTATTGATAGGTCTTACAACTGGAGCGATGACCATGGGTCGTAGAGAATCACCCATCGAGCGCTACGTTCAACGGCGTGCTAAAGACTTCGGCGGTTTCGCCCGTAAGGTTGTATACCAAGGCCGCAGCGGGTCAGCTGACCAATGGTGCTTTATGCCGAACGGCCTTCTGCTGCAGATTGAATGTAAAGCCCCAGGCGAAAAGCCTAGCGCGATGCAGCTTGAGGAGCAGCGACTGATGAACGCGTACCAGTTCAACAGCTACGTAGCCGACAGCAAAGAAAAAGTAGATGCGATATTTAAACTATGGAACTTTCATGAAAACAGCACAACAAATCGTTGACGATATGACTATAGAAACAGCTAGACAGGTTCACGAGCTTCTAGCTGTTATGTTTGGCAATATTAATAGGTACTACCGCCCTGAGCCTCCGCCTATGCCTACGTGGGAAACGCCGTGCAACCCAGTACCACCCTACGTGATAACATGCTAAACATCATATCTGCCGAAGGCGCACGCCAACCCCACCCTATTAGGGAATATAACAGTTTCTGCAAAACGCTAGAGGCTGAACTGTGGCGGACTATATACTCCAAGCAGAACATCATTGACTTACATTTCGTAGGCTCGAAACTACGGCTTGACAATCTTGACGATAGACCGTGGTTCCAAGTATTGTTGCAAGAGCTCGAAGCTCTGGGTTATAGTGTTAGCGCTGATGGGGTGATGAGTTGGTAAAAATATACACGCCTCGTGACTACGCATCGGACGTGTGGGACCACATGGCCAATACCCCACGGTGCGGCGTAAACCTCGGCATGGGCGGCGGTAAGACCAGCCTGACAATGTTCCACCTCTCGATGCAATCACTGCTCACTGGCTCCACACCACGCACGCTTGTCATTGGACCTAAACGTGTGGCCAAGAACGTGTGGACTGCAGAGACGAAGCTATGGTCCGGTCTTGAGCACCTGCGTACATCGGTGATTATCGGTACGCCTGAGCAGCGTCGTGCAGCCTTGCGCGTTGATGCTGACATCTACACAATCAACTATGAAAATATTGAGTGGCTCATCAAAGAGCTTGATGGCGCGTGGCCCTTCGAGTGTGTTGTGTGTGATGAGTCAACCAAGCTGGCAGGGTTTCGTGGTGGCTGGGCTAAGCACCCTAAAACCGGTACGGTGTTCTACCGCCGTGGCGGTACCGCTCGCGCTGCGGAGCTGGGGTCCGTGGCTCACAAGTCAAAGCAGTGGATTAACTTGACAGGCACATTCACTGCAGGGGGTATTCACAAGGCTTGGGGTCAAACGTGGTTCCTTGATAGGGGCAAGGCCCTGGGCGCTACGTACACAGCCTTCACTGACCGCTGGTTTCGCCAGCGTATTGGCACCTCTAAAGAGGCTGCAGTATTCGAGCCATGGCAAGGTGCCACCGAGGAGATTATCGCGCGAATTAAGCATCTTTACATCGTGATTGATACGTATCGGTACTTCAATATTGAAGCTCCTAACTTCGTGCATGTGCCTGTGTACTTTGACAGCAAGCTAAAGGCCCAGTACCGTACGCTACGTGATGAGTCCGTGCTAAAGCTGAAAGAAGACACGACCATCACTGCGGTCAACGCTGGCGCAGCTATCAATAAGTGCCTGCAGTTCTGCAGTGGGGCCTTGATTGATAGTGTGACAGATGAAGTGCATGACATTCACAGCCTCAAGCTCGACGCGCTTGAGTCCGTGGTTGAGGAGTCCGGCGGTGCGCCAATCATCGTGACATACTGGTATAAACATGACATAAAAAAGATACAGGCACGCTTCCCCCATGCTGTGCTGTTTGATGACAACAACGAGACTGAGGATAAATGGAATCGCGGCGAGATACCGATGCTGCTGCTACATCCAATGTCTGCAGGCCATGGTGTTAACCTGCAGCATGGCGGTAATAGCATGGTGATATACACCCCCTTCTTCTCTCTTGATTACTTCCTCCAAGTGATTGAGCGCATCGGGCCTATACGCCAAATGCAGTCAGGCTACAAGCGGTTGGTGAATGTGTACTTGCTTGAGGTTGAGAGTACGTGGGACGGTCGCGTTTGGCAGATGCTGCAAAGCAAAACCGATGTCGAAACAATGGTGCGCGATGCACTAACGGACGAGCGCTTTTACCTATGATACAACAGCGCCGGGTCGGGGGCCCCTGGCCGGCACTAAAGGCCTCACTCGTTGAGGCCCTTTGCTTTGCGCCATTGCACCAAGAACTTAGCTTCTTCAACTGACCGGCGCTCGCGTATGGTATCCTTGCGCTCTTTGGCTGCCTTCTCAGTAATCTGGCCTGAGTTCTCTGAGCGTGTAACGCGTGCAGATTCAGCGCGTAAGCGCTTGTCAAGCTCATCGTATGTCTGCAGGAGTTTGTACTCAGGCTTACGCTGCAAATCACGCAGTGCCACGCGGTCATCAGGGTTGCTGCTAGCTTCTAGCTTAGCCTCTTCCCGCTTCAATTCATCCAGCTCTTGCTGAGCTGCACGCACTTGGCCTTTCCACGCATCCTCGTTGATAGGCTTGGCCACTGATGACAGCAATGAACCAACGATAGGTAATGGTGTATCCTTGCCTTGGGATTCACGATGTGGGTTTGTTATTGTCTCAGCGACGAGCGTCTTAAACAACCCCAAGCTGTAGCCCTGAATAACTGTCTTTGCAGCTTCAGGCGTTAGGTCGAGCATACCGCCGGACATCTCAAACGTAAGCGCTGCCAAGTCACGGTATTGAGGGGCAATAGTCTTGCTACCCTGCATGTGACGATATTGCTTAGGGTCAATCCACTTCTCACGGTCAATCTGATTGCCTTGTGAATCCACGTTCAATGCTAATGCGGCCAACGGCTTCAATGCTGTAGGTGTAAACTCGAACGCCACTTTCTTGAGCGGGTCCTTAATTTTCGTGTCTTCAATCGGCAGCAGCGCTGGAACCAAACCCTCTTTGACAATATCGACCAGCGCTTCGCCAGCGCCTTTGTCTTTGTACACCATGTCGGAACCGATGCGTCCTACGGTCTTGGCCAGTCGTGTTGTACCGAAGCCCAACGGGACACTGATAACGTAATCGCCAACTTGCACATTCAAGTTCTGATTGCGTGCATAATCAGGTAGTTGGCGCAGCAGGTTTCCGCCTTCGTCATCATCTGCTCCAGCCTCGGCCAGTGCCTGCAGTGCCGCGAACCCGATAAGCGATGTCGCTGCAATCGTGAGGCCTTTCTTAGTGCTCAACGCACCCAGCATGTTGGCGCCACCAGTTACTGCCGGTTGTGCAAACGCATATACCTGAGATATGTTGCCCATGGCAGCACCCTTCTTGCGGAAGTTCATCAGGTCCAGCGCACCACCAGCAGCGTCTACCTCAGTGACACCGGCTTGGCGCAATGCCAAGTACGACGCAAGCGGTGACACCATATCAAACTGCTTATTCCACTTGTCAATCCAACTGCCAACGGTATGCACTACACCGCGTGCGCTCATAGCGCCGTCACCGGCTGCTCGAATCTTGCGAGACAAACTCACCGCGTCACGCGCAAACACATCACGGCTTATACTCATACCGCCAGCTGCAACCAAGTCGCGCAATGCGATGTCAGCCTCTTGGCTGTAGTCTGCAGTACCCCGCAACAAGCGGTTAACAGCGCCGAAAGCGGTACCAGTATTAGCTACCATTTTCATAGCACCAATCGTAGTCTTTCCGCCAGATGCCGTGAAATATTCACGCGTTGATAGGACAAGAGAACGCTCGATAACGTCGTTAATCAAGTTCTTCACACCGAATATTGGGTTAGCCTGTGTAACCAAATACGCAAAGCCCTTGGTCAGCTTCCCGATGGAGTTCTGCAGCAAGTAGTCATGCTCAGCGACGTTGGATTTACGTATTGCATCCAGCACAGCAGGGTCTTGAATAGTGTAGCTCACTTCGTTGTTCTTGCGGCCATCGAGAATAACGTTGTCACCACCGCGCGTAGTACCTTTGGTTGTATGCTTGGTGATACCTACGGCTGCACGTTGGTCGTCGCTCAGCATGTCGTATGCTTCTCCAATACCAGTGGTGAAGTCTGCGTATCCGTGGAACGTGGCGCTCTTAACCAATCCTGATAGCGTGGTTGCGATACCGTTGTCAGCTACGCCACGCGTGCGGCCTTCCATGGTGAAATTCTTTTGGCTATTTGGCTGTGCGCTGCCGGCTCCGAACACACCCGCCTCAGCACCGTCGATGCTGGACATTGGGTGCCCGGTCATAGGTACGTACTCACTACGCACTAACGCACGCACTTCATTGCGCATGTCTTCAGTTGCAGTACCATCGCGTGCAGCGTCGTGTAACGCTTGCAACTTGAGTGTGTCAGCGTCGGACAGCTTTAGGAACGTCTGTACGTTAACGATATTAGCCTTGCCACTCTCGATGTCAAGCGTCAAGCGGTATGCGTTCAGGTCATACACGCGCTCAGCCACGGCCTTGAGCTTGTCAACCGGTATGCGACCTTCAACTGCAGCCATGAGCGCTGCCGCCTGCGCGTTATTCAAACCACCTGCCACACCAGCCTTGTGCGCAGGGCCTTGTTCCGTGCCAGCGTTTAAGTCCGTGGAGTTAACAGCGTCAACTTGGTTTTGATACGCCTGCTGCGCGCGAGCGGCTGCAAGCGCTAGGCGCATGTCGTTAGGCTTCTGCATTGATGCGACTGCCGCTTCATCTGCCGCAGATTTACGCTTGGCTACAAGCCCGTCGTTTTTCTCTGCGACGTGGTTGGCGGTAATCCAGTGACCAACCCAGCTGGTGATAGTCTCATACGTCAGGCCTTTGGTGCTGCGCTTAATGTCTGACAGCTGCGCGAGCACGTCGTTACCGCCGTGGTTTTCCATGGCGTCAGTAAGCGCGTTGTCACGCTTGCCGGGAGCCAGGTATAGCAAGTCGCTGATACGGCGGCGTGCAGCCTCGCTGATTGGCAGTGACATAATCCAGCGCTTCGCGGGTCCTTGAGCGTCGTGCAGCAAGTCATTTAGCTGGTTCACCTTGCGCTGTTTGAAGTTGTCGCTGCGACTACTCTCACCAGCGGCCAACATACGCACCTTGCTGGACAACAGCACAGGCTCGACGTTAACACCAGCGGTGATATTGTTTATGTAATCGCCACCTGCCATGCGGCCTGTCAGCGTTTGGCCTAGGGTGTTCATGCTCAGTGGCACAGTGCCGGATGGCAGGACTTCATCGTTGATGAAGAGCGACGAGCCATCATAATTGCCGCTATTACCCGTGGCAGATTTTATTTGATTTGGCTCGAAGGCTACGAACACAGGGTTACCACCTTCTGTAGCCTTAACACCATCAAAGCCTGACGCTTTAAGGGCTGAAGATACGCGAGAACCGAGGTCATCATCAAGGCCAATCCAAAAATCCGTAGGCTCTAGGTCCTGCAGCTCAGCTAAATCAACTTCAGATACACGCCCTTTGAGCGCACTGATAGGCCAACCTGCAGTAGTGTCAATAGGGTTTTGCAAACTTAAATATACCGGTACGATGCTTGCACCTTGTGCTCGCTCATCAGATTCGTAGCCAATGCCGCTTGCGGCGTCTTCCGCAAAGCGACCTGCGAACTCAGGGTTTGATGTAAAGTAGAACCCTTTACGTGCTCGTGCGAACCCGTCCTTGAAGCGTGATATGTCATCACCAGTACCGTGATACACAACCAAAGGCTTGCCGCTTGCATCTACAACCTTGCTATTGCCAAACCACAACTTGAACGCTGCACTCTCAGGAGCTAACGCCGGACGGTCTAATGCGTCCGCTGGCGCGATGCCATCGTTCACAGCCTTGCGCGTTTCATCGACAGCGCGTGCAGCTACACGACTCAAAAGTTCTGCCATGTTGTTTGGTACCGTCTTCACACCGATGTAAGACACAATCTTACGGATGAGCGCGTCTAGCAGTTGAATCATGGTGCCGGGTTTCTCACCCATCAGCTCAGCAATCATCTTCTGTGCAGCTTTGGACTGCGGCGTTCCGATTGGGGTGCGTGCAGCCACGGACAGCAACGACGGACTAAACAATTCACCCATCATCTCATGCTCGTTCTCAAGGCCATAAGGCTTTGTCTCACCCTCACGAACCACGGTTGTACGCATGGATGTGAGCATGTACTGCATCACGGACTTGAGCGCCTTACCTTCAGGACTGCGGCTTGCAGCGTCAACGCCCAGCTGTGTAACACCGTGCAGGTACTCATGCACCGCGTGGCTTGGGTCTGATAGGTCTGACAGCTCAACAGTGTGGTGCTCAGGGATGTACTGACCCATGGCTTCTTTATCACCAAAAGGAATAAGGCCGTCAATCTTTACTACTTTCGGTAAGTCTTGACCGGCTTCCATGTACATGCGCAACACGGCACGCGCTTGGGCTGCCGCACCTTGACCAACATCTGACGCGCCAGTGGCGATGGCTTGCAATAAGTCTTTGTCACCGTAGTGTACGGCTTCGGCCCATGGCGCACGCGTCTCACGTGAAGCGCGAACCGTCAGGCCTACACCAGTTTCGTTTATTGCGTTCATCACGTCCGCATCATGCGTACCGTTGAGGAATCGAGCGACGTATGTCAGGCGCTGCTCGTTGGTCGTGCGCTTGCTGACGATGACGCGCTGGATATTTGCAACCTGCGCTGTGATAGCCTTTGCTTGTGGTGTTTCGTCATTGTTTATCAATGGCGAACTGAGGCTGAAATCACCGTTGTTACCGATAGCGGATTTAATTTGATTTGCAGAACCTATAGCAACCCACTCAGCAGGCGACCACTGCACACCATCATAACCTTTGGCTCGAAGCTCGTCGAACAACTTGGCCTGAGCCGCCTTGTAGTTTGCCACATTGACACGCTGCATATCCACGGATGTCATAGGGTACGGGTTGACAATACGTAGATATACTGGCAGCACGCGAGAAGCGGAGTTAACATCGTCGTACTTCCGAGTGTCAGGGTTGTATTTCAAACCTTTGGAATCGTTGTCAATCGCATAATCAGATGCTGAGTCAGCCCACATTGTGAACCAAGTACCATTACGGGGCATCTTGAATTTTTTAAAGTCCACATCGGAAGATGTACTGGTGTACATCTTCAATGGGTTGCCTTGCTTATCGACAACCTTGCTTCCGTTGAACCACGCATCGAAGTTTCCGCTTGAGTCATTGTTTGTCAAGCTGAACGTCTCACCGCCCTCGGTCTTGAAGCCATCAAATCCTTTGGCCTTGAGCAATGCGACAACGGCTGGCTTGCTGGCGACTGAGGCCAAGCTGTCGTTGGGGTCAATCGCGGTACCGTCGGCTGTGGTGTAAATACCTTCGTACTTCTGGGGCAAACCTTGCACCAGTTGCGACAGGCTTGTAGCGTAGTTTCCGGTTGCGTTCTTTCCTGCGTAGCTATAGCCTGGGGCAAGGGTCTCATCGCTGTTTTCCACAAGCATTGATGATTGGCGATTCATGGCGATGTCCTGCGCGGCCAGAACCGCATCGCTGATACTGCCTTTGCGTGCGGCTGCCAAACCCATGGCCTTGAGCACGTAGTCCCTGGCCTTGGCGAACAGTTGCTGCAGTGTGGTCGGCTGACGATTGGTTAGAATCATCAAGCCTTCAATTGCACCTTGGCTAAGTTCTCCAGCGTCGATGACATCCTGCACAGTGTACTGAGATGTGAACGGCAAAGCGCGCCCACTCATGGATTCTGCCAATAGTTCAAAGCGATTCTTAGCTGCGTACATCGCACCGGCTTTAGTTGCCCGTATTGCTGCGTGCTGCTCAATGAAATCCATTATAGCGTCAAGCCCAGCGAGAACATCTTTGTCTCGCTTGCTACCACTTCGGCGCATCTGCTCAAGCCCCAGCACTGTGAGCGCGTGGACATTCTCGTGAATGATTGTCGCTATGCCTGCAGATTTACGGTTTAGTTTTAGTACACCCGGTACAGCAGGATTGATGTTGCTGTGCGACATTGAACCTGATGTGCTACCACGTGGCGGGTTAGTGGTTTCGTATTTTGGCAGCGGTGTGCCTGTAGCCTCGAACGCTGCGATAACTGCCTGCGCTGCAGCCCGCTGTGCCGGCTCAATAGTTGCGTCGCTGGCGACAGCCACGATAGGCTCAACGCCTTTAGCGATGTCCAATGCCCACGGGCGCTTAGCTGCCTGCGCCACCAGCATACCCTCGCTGCGACCAATGGCTCCGGCCAATGGCTCAAAGCTAACGCCGTAGTCTGAGATGCCCCCACCGATGGCTTCAATCTTTGTCAACATGTCGGTGATTGCTGCATCTGCAACACGATTCGTTTCTACGGCATTAGCAGCTATAGAATCTATAGCAACCTGATATGCTTCGCGTGCGTCCGTAGCTGCCTGCTGCACTGCAGGGTATGCCGGGTCTTCCTTCGGTGTGGCCTCAGCAACAGCGGTCTTTGTTTCCGCGTCAACGCGCAAGGCTTCAACATTAGGTACATTTTCTACTGCAGCAGGCGTAGTTGTTGCCTCAGTTGCTACAGGTTCTATAGCAGCTTTGCGTGCAGCCTCGAACGTAGCTTGCGCAACTGCAATCTCAGCGGGGTCGCCTTTGGCTTGGGCTGCTTCGAGTGCGTCTTGGGCTGCAGCTGCAGCTTCAAGCGCTGGAATATTTGACACGGGTGTTTGTACTGGAGCTTGTGGCGTGTTGGCCTGGGGCACCAGCGGTATTGGCGCAGGGCCTGATTCCGTTTGTGCTTCTTTAGCGCCTGTGGCTTGGGCTAATGCGTGACCGCCTGCAGCCATGCCTAAACCGCCAATCGCGCCCTGCGCTGCAGCCTCAGCTACACCGCGTGTCAAGCTGCGATTGTCGCCTTCGTTGATAAGCGTTGCGTTTACAGCTGTTCGACCGACGCCTTCGGCCACGCCTTCAGATGCAGTTTCGATAGTGGCCTTTTTAGCCATGCTTCCAACACCTGCCTTGACAGCAGAACCTGCACCGAGCTTAGCGCCTACCAAACCCTCAATGCCACCGACCACTGCACCGGCTAACGCGCCAGTGCGTGTAGCGGCCTCAGCCTTAATGCGTGCGGCTTTAGGACTGAGGCCTTGCTTTTCATACAGCTTGATGGCTTCTTCGTTTACATCGCTACCGACATCGGCAGCGGTTGAAATAGCACCGCCCAACGTGGCCAAGCCGGTGCCTGCAGCCATAAGTGGGACGCCGAGGACTGCGCCACCGCCAGTAGCTGTCAGGCCGGCACCTGCAATACGCATAGCGTTGCCTGCCACGGACGGCGCAGAAGATGCAAGCGATTGACCTACGTTACCGATGGTTTGCACAACACCGCCTTGGGTCATGCTGCTAACACCTTGCTTGAAGCCCTCCCATGCAGGTATGGCATCTTCACTTCCATACTTCTCGATGAGCTGCTGTTTTTTAAACGCTGTCATTTTTTCAGCGTCGAGAGTTTCAGGGCTGAAGTTCTGGCGTGCTTCTTGCTTTGCCGCCGCTTGCTCACTGGCAAACTGCAGCACGGATTGTTTGCTAGCGCCTTCATCCATGAACGCAGCAGCCACTTTAGCTCCACCCTCAAGCAAACTGCGAGCACCGACGTTCATCTTATCTAAGATGTCCGTGTCACCGAAGTCCGCCTTCGGTTTTGTAGGCATTGGGATTTTGGCCTCAAGCTCAGCGCGCGCAGTGGCTGCCTTTGACGGGTTAGCTGTGACTATGCTTACCTGAGCTTGGTCAAGCCAATCGCCGTAGATGCGCTGCTGCTCTACGTATGGCTTGTTGTCATAGTCTGTAGCTTTCTTAGCCTCAAACCAGTTTAAAGGCAGGGGCTTCTGCTCCGTAATGTCCGGTAGACCTGCCTCGCGCAACGCCTTAGCATCCAGCTTAGCCTGCTTTGCGGTTTCTTTAGCTGCTTTCTCTGCAGCTTTGGTTGCTTCATTCTGTAATTTTACTGACGCGTTGTTGGCGTCGATGATGGCGTTTTGCTCTGCGCGTTGGGCATCCGCCAACTGCTTAGCGAAGTTCGCTGTTTGACTGCGGCCTGATGTTGGTGCATCTACAAGCGGACGGCTTGACTCATCTAGGAATGCCCGCCATTCTTTGTCTGATACTGTTGAAAATCCGGTGTCAAAAATATCAGCCATAGTCAGGAAAGTAAAAGTTTAAACTGCCCGGATTATATCATCAAGTGCAGCACGCACAGCTGGCGGCAAATCTATCTCATGTTTTGGGTTGGGTGTAGTACCATCAGAAAACATGGCGTGTAGGTCAGACTGCTTGTTGCGCTCATCGTCAGCTATCTGTGCTTGCCGAACCAAGTCTTCGGACCAGTGTGGTGCGCCTGCAACAGCTGCGTTCCACGGTGTTGTGGTGTCTATTGGCGAATCGCCTGTTGGCGCCGGCTGTTTGAAGAACTCTTTGAACACTGCGCCTTCAGGTCGCTTCTCACCCAGCTTTTCATACACGAAATCCAAACTGCGCTTGGCTTGCTTATACGGTGATGTTGGCAGTGAGGCCCAAGTGCTTCCGGTCTTGGCCAGTGCTGTGGTCCAGTCGCCTTTGATGATGGCGTCAAGCGCACCCTTCTCGCGCAAAAGCTCAACAGCTGCAGCTTCTTGCGCAGGGCCGCCGAAGTCTTCAAGCCCCAGCTTGGATTTTAAACCGTTCCATGTCTTTCCTATGAACTGGTATTTGCCTGCAGCTGTGGTCGAGTTCGTAGTGCCATCGGTTTGCGTGAACGTGCTCTTAGTCATTGGATGTGCATCCAATGATTTAAGCGGCACGTTGTTGAACCCTGATGCGTAACCTTTGGAGCCTTCGGCAGCCTGCACCATCGCCAAAAACTTGGCGACGTTGGGTTGCTGAGAGTAGGCTAGGTTTTCTTTTCCGCGTTCATTCATCGAGGCATACTCCGTACATAAGATGGTGTCTGCCGATATTGTACCAGCTCATTTACCCGTTGCGTTATGCTGAGTATTTCCGCTGCAGATAAACCGGGTACATTCTTTTCCGTCATCAGGCGATTGCGTAAGTTTATTAGCTCAACTGTGCTCATAGAATCCAGGTTTGCTGCAGCCGGCGGCAACACCGCTGCGCTGGAACCTTTGACTGATGAGCCTGTAGGCGACACACCTGGGGTTACAGGCATGGTTGGTTGCGATGTAGCTGCGTTAACATCAATAATCGGCTTTGCCGCAGTTGCACCAGAGGCCGCAGTCGGCAGCCCGTTGGGGTACTTAGTGTCGTAGATACCTTGCAGGTGTGAAGGCAGCTGCTCGCGGTTTCCGCCTGCAGATACGTGATTTTGCACATACGCATATTCACGAGTTGCCCTTTCACGAGCTGCGGTTTCTGCAATCTGCGCTTGCAATGCGGCGTTGGCAGTGTTAACCGTGTCTTGCTTACCGATGTTTATCGCAGTAGCGCCAACACTAGAGCCTAGGTTGTACGATTGCGCCCAGGCTTCAGTAAGCGGAAACTCCTTACCAGCTATGGTGAAAGTACCGTTGGGATTCTGTACAGCCCCAAATGTTTTACTAACACGTTCGGCCATAAGCTCAGGGCTTCCGGCTTCACGCGCTCGGTCTATACCGCTTTGGTCAATCAGGCCAAACTTAGCGGACAATTGATTGATTGCTTCGGTATCACCCTTGACGCGCAAGGCCGGAATGATGCTCTTTTGCAGCACGTCGCGCCAACCAGCTTGGAATGTAGATTGAGTCCGTTGGTTGGCACCTTGCAGCTCAAACATTGGTGACTCGATGAGCACTTGCACGATGGATTTACCTTGTGCTTGAGCAGCTTTTTGCGCAATTGCATATGAGTCTCCGACCAATCGCATGGCTTCCGTGTCGTCAGCTTTGGTCTGCATGTCCGTCAGCTGATAGCCTTGCTGTTGCTCCTTATAGGCTTGGTCGCGCTCGGTGTTGGCGTAGGCCTGCTCACGGATATCATAAGACTGCTGCTTATCCAGCATGTCGCGCCAATGATTCTCGTCAGTGCGATTATCTTTTTCTGCCAGTCGTCGTCCTTCGATGAAGGACATAAAATCTATACCTGCCATATCATGTTTCCTTATTACGGCCAGCCTGGGTCTGAGGCGGCTGGGCCTTTAGCTGGGTCTGTCAAGTTTGCGTTTAAGTGGTCAGCGTAGGCGACAGCGAATTTATCCATATCCACCTCGACGAAGCCTTTACCACCGCCTTGAACCGGGAACGCCCATTTACCGGAGCGAACTTTGTCTTGCGCCCCCGGCATATTCTCGTTTAGCGAGTCTTTGTAAATGCTAGGCATATCGTCACCGTCGTATGCGAACCCGTTACCTTCACCTCTGAAGTCACCTTCGGTAATAAGGTCGCTAGGCTGGTCCGTTACATTGCTGCTTATGTTGGTGGCCAAGCCGTTAGCCATGCCTGCGGACTCTGCGCCGTACATTGGGTTTCCGCCATTGCTTTGGTAGCCCGTATTGTAAGACGCAAAGTTGAAATCCTCATTGTTCTGTACCGCTGCGTTCACGGTATCGCGTGACGTGTCGGTGTAGAACTGGGCGTTCACCTGTTCGTATGTCGGGCCTTGGTCGCCGAACATGCGCGCGCTCTCGTAGCCCAAAGCCTTTAGCGCTGAGTTCAATCCTTGCTCGTAGCCTGCGCCGATACTGGCCAAGCCTGCACCAGCGGACTTGATAAGGCTTGACGCGTCACCGCCGAGCTTGCGGCCTAATGCAGCGGCCTGCTTGCGACGCTCCCAATTCAAGTCGTTGCGCGCTTGGTACTCAGCAAAAGCGATGTTGCGCCCCAATGTGCGTGCTGCTGTCACAGCGAATGAGCGCATCAAGTAAATATCTTGCAGCGCCTTCATGTTCGCGCTGGTGCAATACCGGTTCATGTTGCACTTAATCTCGTGAATCTTTCCGGCGAAACCGCCCAGCACGCTAGACACTAAGCGCCCGGCGTAGCGACGACCCATCACCTCGACATCCTCGATTGGTTCGGGCGTAGAGAACTCGTTTGCAAACTGTTGCTCCGCAGCCCAGAACATAGACTGCTGACCTTGGATTGCTTCAGCGATTGCCTGCGCTCGCTTAGCTAACTCGTGCTGCTTGCGGTAGTTATCGATGAGCTGCTGACCGTTGGTTGCAGCTTCATACACCAACTTTGCCATCTTTAATGTGGCGTTGGTTACTACAGCCGCGAAGCGAATTCGCTCCGCAGATTTGTATCCTTCAGGTGATATGCAGCTCATCGGTAGTACCTCGCCTCACCGCCCCAAGGTGTGTCAACTGTAGTATCAGGCTCGGAGCTTCGGTACCCTGCGTAATCGCTGGTGCCGGTATCGTACTTCTTGACAGCACTGTATTTGAAGTAATCTTCCACAGGGTCGAAGTTGCTTTGCTGTGGACCACCAATCAAAACGTTACCGTTCTCACGCATGGTCTCAGCCTTACCTACACGTGGCGTGTACCCATACTCCCACGAAGGGCGTGTCTCTTTGCGTCCTGTCAGGTACCCAACCAAGCCTGCGGCTGAGTTGACACTGTTCATAATTGCATCACCAACATTGGTTGCGATGGTGCCTGCTGCCTGACTGTAACCTGCGCCACTTCCGAAGCGCCCTTGACCGAGGCCAATGGCGTCTAACTGTCGTTTAAAGCGCACATCGTTTAGCGCTTGCGAGCGAACCTCGGCTTGACGCATGGCGTAGTTTCCGGTGTCCACTTCATTGTTCCGCATCAGGGATTCCCATCGACCTGCATCGCAACGGCTAGGTACCATGCACATCTCGCGTGCAGCCTTTAGCCATGAGCCACGACCGTAAGCGTTTGACTCAACAGCGAAGTTCGTCCATCCTGTTGACAGTGCGTACTCAGGGGTTACCTTCGGAATCCCCATGGCATCAGCCACAAGCGCTGCTTCTTTACCGTAGAAGCTAGATGCGTGCCCGTGGGCTGCCTCAGCAAGCGCAACCTGACGGTCAGCAATCTCTTGCTTCATGTCGTTGATTTGCTTGGCTACATCACGACGCCACTTTGAAAGTATTACATCTACCGCCAACTCAGTAACACCACGGGCGAGCGTGGCCAGTGCCGACTCTTGCGCGGCACCTATATATTGAGCGTCATCAATACATAGTTTTTGAGGCATTACATATCAATTCGATGCACGCGGGACAAGACGCCCGGTTCGTCCTCTAAGGCTTCATAAGCCAGATACTCGACGTTGAAAGCTGTTGCTAAGTTGGTGCAATACTCGATGAGCTTTTTTCGGTCGCCTTGCATAGCCAAGATGCTGGCGCTTTGGCGCGAGTCAGTCCATTTCTTACCGATGGTGAGAAGCGCAGCGCTGACGATTTTATTATCAACGTCTGTTTCCACAATCATTTTTGTGGTACCGCCTGTCCATACAAGCAGGAACCCTTCAATGTCAAGCTCGATGCCCAACGCTCGGATACCTTCGTATAGCCATTTACCTACGGTTGGCAGGTCTTCTTCTTTTTGGGGTGGTTGAACTACTTTAAGCATGGGGTGGATTATACCCTAAGCCGTCAATTCCTTATACGACGTAGCTACACTGACAAGCCTTACCTTGGCGGTACCGATAAGGGTAACCTGAAACCGGTAGCCTGAACCCCATGCGGGGAGCACGAAGTCTTGAGGCTTGGTTACGGGGCGACTCTCCACGTTCCGGTCATCGACGCGAAGAACGAACTGCTCAGGCCCACGGCTCAAGTGGACGTAGGCTGCACGGAAGTTTTTTACAGTGCCTGACACAATCTCAGGTGATACCCACTTGTGGGGGCGGAGTGCAGAGCCGGCGTTCCAGCGCTCAAGCTGTGTGCCTTTGAGCATGTACAACTCACCGTCTCCGCCGTTGGTTGCATACGTTACGCGGTCTGATAGCCATGAGTGCGCGTCAGCGCTCCAACCCTCATGCTCAAGGCCAGCCAACTGAAACACTGCAGAGCGGCGCTCACCGAACATATACAGATAGCTGTTGTTGTAAACAGGAAACACTTTGTTCGGCGGAAACTCATGCCAATCTTCCGGTGCATAAGTCTGCCATGTCAACAGCTTTGGTGTCTTATTGCCTGACAGCACGACGAACCCATCCTTGGCCGCGTAGCCTGCACCGTTAGGCATTGATACCATGGTAGTATTTACCATGGGGAAAGCCTCTTGATGGTTGATGACGCTTCGACAGCCTGCCGTTTTACAGTTGGCGTCACCCTCAATCACCGCTGGGCGACCAAGCGTAGCAACGTAAATCATGTTGCCACTTTCCGTGATGGCCTTGATGGTATCTTCAACTTCCATGAAGTACGGCCAATCATCTTGGTTGTTGGTGTGACTGAAGTACACACGCCGACCAGAGAAGCCCGCCAAGCAGTTCATGCTTGATATGCGGCAGATACCCTTCATGTCATCCGGAGGTGGGCGCACAAAGTCTTCCTGCACTGCGTCGTCAAGCTCTTCAAAATACTGGTTAAATGTGTACGACGCTGTATTTATTGGCACGTCTGCTATTATTAAGCTAGCAGTGTCCAATGCGTTTGTAGCTTCTTTACCCGACTCATGGCCTGAAACCATGACCGACAAGCGAACGTGTGTGATACCCCAGGACGGGTCCGGTATCGCCCAACCTGATAGCACGACAGGCGTGCCCTCGTTGAACTGCACGTTGTCGCTTGCCGGTGCAGGCTGACCAATCTTACCACGGGCGTTCACGTATTGATAACTGAACGATGTGTTAACTAAATCCTTGTTGGCTGCAGCGCTGGTAGGCAGAGCTGACAGCTTGAACTCAGGGCATGGCACACCCAAGCGTGAGTACATGGGAGCGCAGTCTTCACCAACAGTTCCAACTTCTGGATACGCGTTGCGGCCCGTCACGTAGAAGTCATTGCACAGGATAGGACCGTCGCATAGGTCAACACAGGAGTCAAATGGCAGCCAGCAACAGCCCACGCGGTGAACGCGTAGTGTGCCTTCAGGTACAGAGGCTACAGGCTTAGGCTCGCGCCAAGAGTCCAGCTCACCTGAATGAAATTTACAATCAAGCGCCTCAGCGCTGCCGTGAGTAGGTATTAGGTGGTCAGCTAAACGAGGCGTACTTGATTGAAAAAAATTGAAATGGAACGATGCCATTATGGGATTCCTGCAGCGTCAATCCGTGCTTTAAGCGTGTCGTGCTCAGAGCGCAAGGCGGTATGTAACACTTGTAACGCATTATGTTGGTTTTGCAACGACGTTAAATCCGTTTGCAGCGTAGCAACAGTGCTAGTCAGCGCAGAGATGTTAGAGTTCTGTGTGGCCTGCTCCGTAGCGAAGCTAGCCAAAATGCCTGAAGCGCTAACAGTTACTGCCACTTCACCTGTAGCTGGGTTTTTGATGAAGGTTAACACCACGCCGTCGCCTGACGCTGACGGTGGGTTAAAGTTCGTGACCGGTGGCCACCAGCTTGGCATCTGCTGCACCAAGCCATCGTCGATGATTAAGCCGTTTTGGTTGAAGTCAACGCCCGAAGGCGTTGCGCCGTCAAGACCGTTGTCTCCGGCCGGGATAATGAAATTGAGTATTGCGGCGTTAGCAGTTCCGACATTAGTGACGGATGCAGGTGTACCTGCTGCTCCTGTTGTGACTGTACCAATCGTAACAGTACCCGCCGGACCTGGGTCGCCTTTAGGTCCATCAAGTCCTGTGCCGCCTCCCGTGCCTGTTCCGCTGTCAGGGCAGCAGGGGTCTGGACTGTATAAGAAAGGTTCTCCGGATTCAATGTGGGTAATGCACCCACTCGCGTTTGTATGTATGGTTGCATTGGTGAACACTCCGTTTGTCGGTAGTCCGCATGTCGGTGTTAGTACAGGCGTTGTTGGCACAACAACTGCAGGTACAGTCGTGTCGCATACTGGGTCAGTGCAAATTGGGTTGGCCATTATCGTGGGTTTTCTAAGATGTCTTCGTTCTTCCAAGCGATGCCTAGAATCTCAAAGAATAGTTTGTAGTGCATTGCGGATGTGCTGTCAGCGCTACCTGCATGGCGGTCGCCAGACAACATGCGAGCCAGCACGTAGTGCCATGCAGCCGTGTGAATGATAGATGTGTCGTCCACTTCCATCGTCGCCAAGTCCGCCTCTGTGAGCGTGTCGGTTTTCTTAACACACTTCACCAACACGAACACATCTACATCACATGGAACCGGAGGTTCAACAGTGAAGCGTCCGTTCATCTGCGTGTCGATGGTGGTGGCCGTCATGTAATAGGACTCAGTGGCTGTCGTCGATGTGACGCAGCTTGGCTTGCGCCATTTGTTTTTAACCTTCTTGGCTGTGGTTGACAACTGCTTTATGATGTTGCCTTGGGCGTCAATCTGGTCTACAACACCGACGACGTGCGAGCAGCACTGGCGTGCGTCTTGATGCTTTCCTGCACGCAGTTTAACCTTCACCAACTCGATGAACTCTTCACCTCGGTGCTTGGCCGCAAGGCTCATGGCTGCTTTGTATGCGGCCAAGTAGTCACGCAGCGGGTAGCGGTGGAACTCGCGCCCAGGTTCAGCGTCGTTAAGCGCTGATGCGACAGTGATTAGCCAGCTGTGTAATAGCATTACCACATCCTCGCTTGTGCATATCCGCCTGCTCGACGTGACGTGTTTCCGTGGAATAATACCGGGGTCTTCTGACCTTGGTCTTGCGTACTAAATTTTGTAGCGTTACGCTTGGCGATTAGTGCTGCCATTTCAAACGCCTGCTCTGTGGTCTGGGCGTTGAGTAACATGCGCTCTTTGTAGTAGTGCGCACGCACGTAGCGACGACGCGCTTCCGCTGTAATCACAGCGCGATAGTGGTCATATAAGAATGTGTCGTATGTGCAGGCGTCTTCAGTTGGCACCACGGCCACCAATACTGTCACCAACTGCCCGTCGTTTGCACACAGGCAGCCAGCGTTTGTAATTTGGATTCCGTTCTGTCGCACGTCGAACTCGACGCCAAACTGAGTGCGACCCATGAATCCACCGCAAGGCACACAGCCTGAGTTCTCTTGCTTTACGCTGATAACTGCGACAGTGCGCTCACCCGGTAGTGGGTTCACAGGGTAGAATGTTTCATCCTTCTGGATACGGAAGGAGACCTCGCGTTGTAGCACCCAAGATTTTCGTGCGAAATCAATCGCCGCTTCCCGTGCGCGGTCAGCGCAAATGTCATCGTCTGGTTCTTCCAAACCTTCTTGCATATTCGGTAAAAACCGTGCCCAGTCATACGTGTTCGGTGCGATAACTATTGGGACCCCACCCACGCAACCGGTAGCCGGTGTTGGGGTAGGTGTAGTTTCGCACGGTGCAGGCTGAGGCAAACCGCAAGCAGGGAAAGACCAATCGACGATGAGCCAATTGACGGGGCTGTAACGAAGGCCTTGGGTTGATGCCATTACGCGAGGTCTGATTCTAGTGCTGGAAGTGCAATCTTTGCTTTGCCGGATTTGGCAGGTCGAGCAGTCTCAGTGACTGGCTGTTCTACATCGTGAGGTGCGGGCGCTGCAGCAGCTGCTTCTTCAGCTGATACAGGTTGTTCTTTGGACTTGGCCTCAAGCGCAGCGAGCTTGTCTTGTGCTCGTTTCAATTCAGCCTTGAGCTGGTCAGGGTCATCGACGCGAGTGCTGGTTTGACCATCGTCGATATGGCGGCGAGCGTCTTCGCCTACGGATAAGAAGCGTACAGCAGCGCCCATGTCTGCAGGGATATGCAGCTCAAGGCCGTTGGTGCGGGATACAAATTTTTGTGGCATAGTTGTTCCTAATAAAAATGGCGGTCACTTTTGCAAGCGCCGCCACCATTATACAGCAAGGGGCATTACACCCCAGCTTTTAAGACTCTGCGCGGTTGATGATATCGTAAGACGCGCTCACAATCACGTCAAAGTCTCCAGCGATAACGCCGCTTGTAGGCATTGTCACCACTTCGAGCATCAACTCGTCGGCTTCCAAGCTGAACTCACCGGCTGCATCGCGGCCGAAGATGTACTGCTCAGTCACGTTTGCAGGCAACTCACCGAACGCTGCAGTGATGTCGCCAGCGCCTTGGGTACGTGTTGGGCAGCAGCTGTCACCAGCCACATCAACCTTGATACCGACAGCAGCAGGCAATGCCAAACCGTTTCGAGTGGCCAACTTGAATGTCAAGCCGGGCTCGGAAGCCAATACCACAACACCCACGCCGGTTACGAACGCGTAAGTTGGGATAGTGATGATTGACAACTGAGCACCGACGCCCACTTTGTTCAAGTGTGCAATCTGCGCAGCCAAAGGCTCAACCGGAAAGCGTTGCTTTTGGAAGTGGAACTTCTCATTAGCGCCTGTTGGATTCTCGTGCGCCAGTGAGTTGTCAAAACGAACTCGGCAACCGAGTTTGTCGTAGTCCGCTACGGCTGGGCCGCAGCAATCGCCCGACGTGCGAGCATAGAGGTCTGCCTTTGGCTTAGAGCCACGGAAGACTTGAAACGCCTTAGCGCTTTTATCATTACGTGCCATGGTGTATGGTCCTTTCTAATTAAACTTTAGAGATGGCAACAGCGACACCGTGTGGGTTGAATACGTGGGTTTCCCACACGAACTCACCGACCAAGTAATCTTCAAACTTGCCTTCGTACCACTTGTCGTTAATCACGTCAAACGCGTGCAACACTTGGCTTGGGTCAATCAACATGACAGGTGCCAAAGTGCCGGCTGCGCCGAAGTTCTTACCTTGGATGCGTGTTGAGCTGATGACGTTCATGCCGTACAAGCTACCAATCAAACCCGTACGCATAGCATTCTTGTCGGAGCAGCAGGTGTCCAAGTCCTTCATCAAGGCCAAAGCGTAACGCTCTAACTTAGATGGGATTAGGATGGTAGGCATACCGCTGTCGCCAACGCCAGCCACTGAACCTTGAGCGCACACGATGCCTGCTTCTTGAGCCACTTCGCGCAAGTTCAAAATCATGTTTTCAAAGCCGGCTTTGGTGTTGCCATCCAAAGCGCTGTTGTCTTGCCAGCCCAAGTCGATGCTGTGTGACAGCTTACCTGCGCGATGGCCGACGTTATCTGCGTGAGCAGAAGCCATGATTTTTGGAATAGTGTAGTTGTCAACCAAACGCACGATGCCTTTGTCCAACTGCTTACGCACGTTGGTTTCCCATGCACCGAAGTTACCGCACATGATGCGCTTGTCGTTGTTCGTGATTTTAATCTCGAACTTCTGGTTGTTACACACAGTCAACGCGCCTTCACCTGTGAGCGGGCCGCTCGCAGTTTCAGGGTGCTCGTTGTTGTCTGTATCTTGAGAGAACAAGTTTAAGTCTTGCTCAACGCCGAAGATAACGCGTGAGCCGCAGAACAGCTCGTCGTCGCTCAAGAAGTCCGAGCGTGCAATCTGAGGCGTGATAGCGCACTCGTGGTACAGCTCAACCGTCTTTGCAACGATTTTTGGTGGCGCATAAACTGAGCCGCGTACACTTTCGTAACCTGCGGCGCTATTGTTTTGAGACATAGCAATTTCCTTATTAAGTTAAGTATTGGCTTCGATTTCAGCCATAAGCAATTTTGCCTTGGCCTTCGACTCCGGGGTGTTGTTGCGGATTAACTGCTTGAACTCCCGCGTCTTTGCACGCAGTTGCTCTTCGCTCATCTTTGCCGCCGCAGTACGGGCTAACGCTGACTGAAGGACGGAAGTGCTGGCGCTTTTAGGGTCAGCAACCCGGCTATCAGCTGGCGCTTTGCCAGTTCGGTACGCAGAGATTAGACGGTTAGCTGCTTTAGCGTAACGGTCAATGTCCGCTGTTGTTGACGCATGTAAAAAATGCGTCAACGTCATATCTACTTCTGGGTTCTCTTCGCAGTAAGCGTTGAACTCTGGGTCCTGCGCTAGTGTTTTGAGCTTGCCCAATTCCGTATTGGCATCCGCTAGTAATCGGTTGCGATGCGTATCTACGTTCTTCTTCTCGCGTGCGGCTAAGGCCTTTTCTACCTCAGCGTCCGCGTCAAATGTTTGTGGTTTAGGTGCAGAGAATTTACCTGCTACCTTCTTGATGACAGCCAGCACTGACGGGTCAACCGTAGCGCGGTCTTCATCATCGAGCAAGTCTTCAATCTCTGCTTCGATGGACTTACGCTCACGAGCTGATGTGGCCTCAGCCAATTCTTGCTGCAGCTTGTCGAGCTTGGCTTGGCTTGCAATGCGCTCTGCCTCAAGCTCACGGCTTGAGGTTTCGTACAAACCTCGGAATGTGTCCGCGTCGCGTTGCGATGGCGCCAGTCGGCCCTGCAACGCTTGGAAGTCAGCCTTCAGCTTCTCGAACTCTGACTTGTAATCTGTGTTGTCCTGCGGTTGAGCGGCAGGCTCTTGTGTTTGGGTCTGAGCGGCAGGCTCTTGTGTTTGGGTCTGAGCGGCAGGCTCTTGACCGTCTTCGATTGGCACAATGTCGCCGGCGTCGTTGTACTTGAGGCCTCGGCGTGCTAATTTTTCTTCTGCTCGTTTACGTGCTTCTGCTTGGGACATATTTGCTAGGCGGTATTAGTGGAGTGCTGAGCAGTCCTGTTACCGGCTTTCCATGGTTAGTTTTAACAAGTCCTCGATGCCTTCGGCTTTACCCAACTGTCGGTTGAGTGCAGCGACATCGAAGATACCACGGGTAGCATTACGCGCCTTTGACGCCTCCGCCGTTAGCACTTGACGAAGCAAATCCTGCAGACGCTGTGACAGCGCTACATCTTTCTTTAGTTCGCTAAGTGCTTGTGGGTCGGTCATTTCTTGCGGTTCGCACCTGGACAAGTTCCGCATGGAACTGGCTTCATTGGTGCTCGTGCTGGAGCTGATGGTGTCTTAGAAAACATAATGTGTACCTCGTATAAGAATTATAACAAATAGTTATTTAGTGTGGTACTTGGCATCTACGCGCTGTGCGTTAATCTCAAGAGCTGTCACGCGAGCATCCAATGAATTGAGGCGTGTGGCTATTTGCTCCAAGCGCTGAGCGCTTGTCTCAAGGCTTGCAGCGCTGGCTTCGTACCGTTTGGTTGATGCTTCGACCACACGAATAAGTGCTCCGTTGTAGCCTGTAATCTGCAGCGTGAGTATCACACCCATGAATAGACCAAGGAAGCCCAAGGCCCATGGTGGTATAGCGTTCAACGCTTTGGTTGCGAAGCTATCTTGAAGTTCTTTTGTCTCGCTCATTGCTCTACTTTATGTAATACGCAACCGTCCATCAATGCAATATCGACAACATCCGACGGTGTTAGGTTTGTTGACTTTAAGCCTAGCACTGTTAATGCAAACTTAGCACACTGCATTTTAGCTGAGTCCCACGATTGGCCGAAGAATGCTGACAGGGCTTCGAGCTTGCTGTATTCCGTGCCGACGTAGCTGAGCGCTAGCTCCTCCGTCTCGTGGGTCCACTCGATAAATTCTGGAATCCAATAGAACTCACCCAGCTTTGATAAGGGGTAGATGCGAACCTTCGGTGTTACGGCCTCAATGACAAAGGTCCGGCCCCCAGTAACCCAAGCTACACCCACATGGCTGTACTCGGATTGCGTGAAGAATCGAACCAGTTGAATCTGAATATCATACCAAGAGCGCCACCCACGGTGAGACCATGCAAGCAGGTCTCCGGATTTAATTTGTGGGCGTGCTTCGGCGTAGTTCATTACAGTGTAGCGGCGTAATCGAACAGGTTGTCGATGTCGTTGGCTTTCAATCCGATGGCACTGGCCACAGCTTTTAGCGTTTCATTGCTGCGGTCAAACGCGTTAGACTTCTGGAACCAGTTGTCGGCAATCTGACGTTCAATAGGGTCTGGAATTCCAGCAATCGCGTTAACGATGTTGTCGTACAAGCCTTTACGAATCAAGGCTTCATGCGCTTGACGTGCAGTTACGTATGTAACCTTACGCACCTGAGCTTTAAAGTACGCAGCAACATCCTTGTTCGTTTCGCTCAAGAATGTAGGACGTCGGTCTTTAGGTAAAGCTGCAAGCGCTGCGTATTCTTCTGATGCTTCATCAAAGGCAGCATAAGTACCATCAGGTTGTGCAATGTATTTCATATTGTGGCCTTAGTTTATGTATGTGTATTCAAGATTGCCTAAACGCATTTGACCTGTAGCTGCTACCGTTATACCTTGGAGTTGGATTATATCGCCTGCGGCAACATTACCAGTCCAGCTAATAGCTGCATTTACACTAGATATATTATGTGTTGCCGTACCCGATGAACCGGCAAATGTCGACGGTGTTCCTATCGGTCCTACAGAGTCAGAGTTACTAGCGGTTTTATTGACACCGTTTACTGCTATACCGCCGGCGACGGCGCTGAACATAGAAGAGTCAACCACGATGTGACCTGTTACAACCACGCGCCCTGCGCGGGGTGCCATCAAGCTAACGGCGGTAGCCCATGCAGATACGGGGGTTGGTATTGTACCTGCAGGCTGCACGATTTGTGCTCCGAACCGATTGTTTACAACCTGCCAGCCAACGCCTGGAGCGTAGTGTAATACTTCACCGAGCTGGTTTACAGCCCAAGGTGATTGGCTTGCAGTTGGCGCTGGGATAGTAGTTACGTCGTTTGATACGCCTGTCTGTGCCGGAATATTCTCGCGTGCAACCAAGTCGGCAGGGTTGATATGTAGTGTTGTGGATGTTCCTGCCTGTGCTTCTGCGGGGGTAGCGAATACAGGTGTTGCACCAGCAGGCAACGTAACAGAGTTTCCGCCTGCAATACTCAAAGTATTACCACTCAAGCTCAATGTTTGAGCGTCATTGTCAGGAACTAATACTGAACCACCACCGCCGCTTAGCGACACAGTGTTGCCACTGATGCTTAGGGTTTGAGGCACAGGTGCTGCCGTCGTCGGCAGTGTAACAGAGCCACCATTGGTAAGGCTAACCACGTTACCGCTGATGCTCAGCTGTTGAGCGTCTGTGTCTTGGTCTGGCAATGTGACAGAGTTGCCGCCGCTGATGCTCAGTGTTTGACCACTGAGTGTCAATGTCTGCGGTGCTGCAGCTGTAGGGATGTCTGAGCACTTGGCCAGCTGAGCACCGGGTGTAAGTGGGTCGCCGTTGCAGTCGTTGAATACTGCAGCGATTACGGTTTGGTTTATCGGAAGCTCCAACTCATTGGTGAAGCACGCGCCTGTTTTTAATAGCATGGGATATCCTTAGCAGTTAGAGAGGGGTGTTGTAAACACGGTGCCGTTTGTCAATGTGGTGACGATGGCATCGTTGGCATCAAGCGTCTGGCTTGCAACCGTTGGGGCTGGCAACACGATGTTAGGTGCGGCCACGTTGGTAGTTGGTGCGAACGCATTGTTCACAACGGGAGCAGCTACGTTAACTATCGGTGCAGCGACGTTGGTAATTGGGCTGTTGTACACATTCACTACAGTCGATGCCTCTGGTGCGCAGTCAGAGCGATTTTTCAAATACGCAATTACCACATTGTTATCTTCGTATGGCACTGTTGCACCGGGGCGTGGCGTCGGGTACGCAAAACCGATGGTTGAACCGTCGCACGCTAGTATTAATTCCGTAGCTGCGGGGTCTATAATATCACCCTCACGGTATGCAAAACCTACCTCATTGCAGTCGCATACATCTAGGCGCAGTGAGGGGCAATACACTGGCGGCACAACCACTGGCACGCACGCTACAATCGTCAGGTCTGGAAACACTGAGCCCGCAGGTGCAGAAAATGTGCATGTAGTTGGGTTATATGCAGCTCCGAGCACCAGTGATTTGACGTCATCTACGAAGTCAGAGATGTTGGTATATTGTGTGGTGCCCCATGTGAAGCACGCCGGTGTTGGGCAAATACTAACCGCTGCAGTGACTGGCGGTGGGGGTGGTGGCACAACCACTGGGTCCGGGCAGCACCCGCGCATTGTGTCGCTGGTGATGGTTGATGTGCTAGGGTATACGATGACATCACCGGTGAAAGGTCCAGCTGAGAAGTCGAAGCCTGTAAGCAATGCGCGTAAGCGAACGTGCTGAGGAGCGTCTAAAACGATGAATGGGTTTGCCGAGTTAACGCGAACTGGTTGGCCTTCGCAACACATTAGCGGTTGCCATGCCAGCTCGTGCGGCAGGATGTCCGCAGGAACCTCACAGCAATTGCCGTTGCCCATGGCTTCTCGGCCTGGGGTGTTTAGCTGAACCATCTCAAACGTGACGGTTGCACCCGCAGGCAAACCAATAGCGGCTACCGTAACTTGGCTGTCAATCGTAAAGTTAACCAGCGATGTGCCAGTGATGGACGAATTGTTAAATAGGGTTGTTGGTAGCATGGCGTGATTATACCGTTTTAGTTATTAAGCGTAGGGTCGGGTGCCCTTCTTATCAATAATCAAGCACTGCATACGGGGTTTTGTAGAGAAGGATATGTGAACCCATCCCGTCTGGCCGCCCTGCCAAAACTCCAGAATCAACTGGTCGTACTTAATATTCGATTTCCGTAGGGTGTCTACGATGTTGAGGGGTGTGCCGAACGCCGGGCATTTGAAGTCCACGGCCTCACCCTTACAGTGCTGGCTGTTGGCTGAGCCGCCAATGGCGCGATTTATACGCACACAGCGGTATGCACTGGATACAATAATTGGGTTGCTGCCTAGTTCTTCTCGCACCATTTCCATGCCCGCTGCTGTTACACGAAGGCGAGCCAGCGTGTCAAGTGATGGCGTGTTGTCAATGCCATGGCGAGCGCCGTACTCCGACGCCATGAACTCGTCAAGGTCGAAGTGTGGCGATAGCTTAATCATTGGGTGGTATCGAGAAAATCGTCAGGCTCTGCACCGTTGTGGCTTGCTTTGAACTCTGCCAGTTTGATGCGGTACTCTTTGTTTTTGAAGTAGTACGTTACGGCAAGACCTAAAACACCAAACAGGAATGTGGCGAACAGGCCGTATACTGCGATAGGGATATTACTGAAAAAGCCAGCGACCACCGTAGTGGAGCCGCCGGCTATTGTGCCAACCTTCGCTGTGGTTATGACAACCTCATGGTTCATTTTAGCGTAGGTTTCAGTATGTTGATTGCGTTTGCAGCATCTTGCTCAGATATTCCAGTCGTAGCTTTACGCAACTGCAGCACCCCCAGTAGCGTCTGCGCCCATGTGCCATAGACCTGAGCACCGGCCTGAACAGCCTCAACGATTACGTTGGTCGGCTTTTCGATTCTGTCCTGAGCCTTGGTTTCAGCGTGTGACAGTGTAATGATGGCAGCTATGCGAGCCGTCGGGTCATTGGATTCCCGTGCAATCAAGGCAATATTGTCAAGGCGTTTAGCCTCTTGCGCTGAGCGTGCAACTTGTGCTTCAGCATATTTTGCATAGTCAGGTGACGCGCACCCAACCATGGTCAATGCTACAGCGAGTGTAGCTAGCAGCTTCACGATACCACCACTGCCTTGCTAGGCTTGAAGCGAATCGTCGCCTTGGCTGGTACGTCCACTGCTTCGCCTGTAGCTGGGTTGCGACAGGTTCGTGCGCTTGTGATTTTTGGGGAGAAGCTACCGAAGCCCGCCAATACAACAGGGTGACCTTCTTGCACGGAGTCGATGATTTTATCGAGCACGGTGTTCAATGCTGCTGTAGCTTGGTCGATGGTCAGCTCAGGTACCGCTTCGCGGATGGCTGTTACTAATACTGCTCGTGACATATTAAGCTCCTTGCTTAGATTTTACCGACCAACCTGCGCCGATAATTGTAAATATTGCGGCTACTACGGTGTCCACCGATGCGGGGTCTAGCAAGCCCTTGGCTGCTAAGTAGCCCCCGGCCAATGTAAGGCCGTGGCGAACTAAACCGAAAATCATTGCTTGGTTCATATTTAACTCCTTGTTACGGTGCGTGAATTATATCACACGAAGTTAGAACATGGTGCTGTACTCAACCACGGAGCAGTCGTATCGTCCTGTAGCCGCCAGCTTTCCACTGTTGTTGCCGCGTTGGTGCAGCTGTTTGTAGTTACAACGGTGCGATGAATGTACTGAACTTCATTGTTCAAGCATGTGATGGTGACGTCTGTGGTTGCAGCTGTGTCAACACATGGTGTTGCTTCTTCGCAACACTCAGCACAGCCAGAGTTGGCAGGCTGTATTGTTACAGCCTTTGAGCCGTAAGCGTACACACGCACAGGCATGTCGCCGGTTGAGAAGTCGTGGCCATGGAATACTGCGCGGATACGGCAGGCCAGTGGCGCGTTTAGTACCAACACTGGGCGTGCAGCTGACAGCTTAACCGGTGTGCCGTTGGCGCAAGTCAACACCTGATGAGCGAACGCCGTAGGCATTACCACCGCAGGCATGTTGCAGGGGTCGCAGTTCTTGTCTGGCTGTGGTGCTTCCGGGATGTCAGTCATCTCGAACGTCACGTACTCTGTTGGCGCTAGATTGAAACCTATGACAGTCGTCTGCTCCGTAATCTCGAAGTAGTCGAGGCTGGTATCTGTGATGCTGCTTGCGTTGAATAATTCTACTTTACCGAGCATGGTTGGCCTTTAATGTTTTGGCGATTATAGCTCAACGGTGCGTAACACCCACACGTCATCTGTCAGGCTCAAGCTGCAAATGTACTTCTCCGACATCCAGTGGTGGCCGTTGTCGCCCCAGCTTTTACCCCAGCTGTTGCGCACAAGGAATTGCTTTTTCGCTGAGTCATAGCCTACCAAGGCCATGCAGTGGCCCCCTACAATTGACCGCTTCAGGTCTGGGTCTGGCATTACGTTTCCAGGTTTTAATGTTTCGTAGCCTTCGTACAGTGTTGAGCCGAATACAACAGGCAAACCCTCCGCGAGCGCGGCCTTAATAACGTCTGGTTTTGTGGAATCAATCTTCTGGTATTCGAGTGTTTGATGCAGCAGCCCATTGGCAAACACCGATGCAGGGGGCTTTAGCTTGAACTTAGTTGTCAAGTAGGGGTATAGCTTTTCGTCAGCTACGCCTAGCTTTGCAGATACCTTCATGGCGTCGGTGATATACATCCCAGAATCCTGGTTCTGCCAACCACGTACTGCGCGGCCTTGGTAGTACAGCGCCAAGCGTGACGGCATAATCTCTTTGGCCTTCACTTTTCGCTGTGCGGCGACGTGGCAAATACTTACGCCGTGAGCGACACAAGACCCGATAGAGCCTTGGTCCCACACGTCAGGCAGTTGACTGCGTAAGTCAACCTTCGATGGTAGCGCTACTGCTTTAGGTACAAAGGCGTACGCCCGTGCATCCGGTAGCGCGGGGACCCAACCATGTTTTAATCGTTTCATTTCAAACTCTTGTGGAACTGCGCGTCAACTTTCACACCGTGTCGTTCAAGCTGCTCGACGCGCAAAGCAAGCTCAGCACAATTGCAGAAGTAGGGTTTTATAAACCACACTGATGCTACAAAAATAATAGCTACTAACACATATGATACGTGCTTATAGGATACATTTATGCGTCGTGGTTGTGGTGCAGTGTGCTGCACCACAGGCTTCTTTTTTTTATTGCAATCGCAGTTCTGGCAGGTCATAATACTTGGTCGAAAATTAAGGTGTTGGATTCAACGTGAGTTACCACCATTCGCTGTCCTGCGAAGCCGGTTTTCACTGTTGTTGTGTATGTTGATAGCGCGGTCTTTCCGGATGCAACTATGCGGTCCGGTCGGTCAACGCTGCCTACACGAATCTTTAGTGTTGCAGATGCAAGACTTCCGTTGGCGTAGCTAACGTCCATGCTTGCAAAGTCTTTCTTTACGATAGCTACTTTCAATCCTGATGGTGACACAGGGTTTGGTGTAGGCACTGGTGTCGGTGATACAGACTCTTTGGTCTCCGGTATCAACGCAATAATATCCGCATCCGGCATATCCGGTAGGGATGTGAACGTATACGAAACGCCGTTCTTCACAAAGTCATAGTTGCGCATATCAGTTAAGAACGTAGGTTAAATTGAAGTTCCAGTTGCAAGGCTGATTCACAAATGCTGCTGGGGTAGCCCAGTAGAATGTGCTCACACCCCACACAAAGTGCTGGCCAACCCAAGGGTTTGCGCCTACTAGGTTGGCGCAATATAGACCCGCTGGCTCTACTCGTGCTAGCGTGTACCCTGCAATGTTGGGGAAGTTGATAGTGCGCCACGCACCGGCGGCTGTAGGTGTCATGTCAACGCGAATGGCTTTCTCTAAAGTCTCTTCGGTTGTGGTCTCACGCCATACCGTGGTGGCCTGCAGTGTTCCACCGCCGACAGTAACTGCAGGCATGGCGACGTTGGCCAACTTAGCAACTGGGTGGATGTGGTCTGCGCGAGCAGCTGCGGTTGACGTACCGACAGCGCCAACGCGCTGAGTATCAGCAACACCATCTGCTAGCGGAATTGTAGCAGCTAGTGCAATAGATGTGCCACCGCCGCAGTTGTAATCATAACTTGTACCACAGTCAACCAAAGGCTGCTGGGTTGTAGGTACAACAACTGAGCCGTCGAATGTGGTGTATGTGTCAACGCCACCTATTGATGTCTTCGTGAGTTGGCGCTTGGCCAATGAGTTTGGGTTCTCTGCAAAAATAACTGCTGCGGGGATTACTGTGCGTGCGCTTCCACCTACGGACCAGTCTATTTGAATGTAGTCGCCGCCTGCACCTTCGCTGTAGCCCATCTCATAAGGGTACGCAACGTTTGCTGTTAGGTTGACGGTGAATGATGCGCCTGTAGAGCCTTGTGCTCCAGAGTAACCAGCATTTGAAACGCTGATTGGCAGGCCGCAGGTGGAGCCATTAGCTGCACCAAGGCTGAAAAAACCAGCGTCATCGCTGCTAATCCAGATTGTGTAGAGGCCTGTAACCGTAGGTCGAATGTACCCACGGCTACGGGCTGAGTAGTTGTCGGCCCGATTCACAGGAATCGGAGCCACGAGTCCGTTAACCAACAGTTGAGCGGCAGTGTAAGGTGTTGTGTCGGCAGGAATACTTGGCAGCGTGCCACCCCCTAATCCGTCGTAGTAACGAATTAGAGGTTTGGCGACTGGGTATGCCAGCTGGCATACCAAGGTCTCCTCTACGCTAGAACTTATACTGACGCTTGTTGTCATTGGTTAGGCTCGTTGAGTCCAGATTACTGTGAACGAAGTCGTTGGAGTTGTACCTGTGAAGGTCATTGCTTCCAGCAATTCGCCGTCTTCCTTGATGGACCAAGAGTAGCCTTCGCCTGCGCGATACTGCGTAGCACCAGTCTGCAATGAGCCAGTGCCTGTCACAGAACCTGAGCGAACCACGATACTGATTGAGCGCTTGCCTGCTGGGATTGTAACCGCAGATGCACCAGTGTTAATCAATGAGCCTTGACGAACTGTGCCAGCAACTTGCGTACAGGGTACCAACACGACGTTGTTTGCAACAACAGCGTATGTATCCAAGCGTGTGCGAGTCTCGCTGACCAGCGTAGCGCCGTTGTACACGCGAACGACACGAATGGAAATTGTGTCATCGTTGGCAGCTGCGCCAGCGATACATGCGTACTCGTCTTCAACTTCGTAGTCCGGGCAAACACCCACTGCACCGACGGCTGTGTATGCAGCTGTCTTGCCAATGTTCAAGTCTTGTGTGAACAAAACAGTTGAACCCAGCTTGTACTGCGTGCGCCAGAATGTTGTCGGTGTGCTGTCACACAAGATGCTCTCAGTGTATGTCAACTCACCACAATTCAACACGCGGTCTGTCGCGCCTGGCACAACAGTTGCGTTGGTTGTGTTCGAGTAGTACAAAGGTGTACCAATTAACTGGCCATATCGTGTAAGTTGTAGTGCACGTACAGGTGTCAATGCGCCGGTGGCGGTGCTGAACACTTCAGCACAGCCTTCAACTAAATCGTAACCGTCGCACACGCCTGGAGTTACAGGTGTGTATGCAGCGCCATTCAGCGTGAAGTTGAGCGTGGTGTCTGTAGGCGGAACAGTTGAGAAGTCCGTGATGATTCGACGCAAGTACGGTGTTGGTGGTGTGGTGCTTGTGTCGCACAACACTACGAACTCAGAGTCCTTGCCTGTCTCACACGCAACCGGCACAAAGCCTGCAGGTGCAGTAGCTTGTGTAGCTTGCGTTGCGTTGTTGATGTAGAGTTGTTGAACCGTGGTTAGGTTCGTTGGGTCAATCTCTTCACGCAATGTCCAGCTTACGCCGTTGGCACAGCCAACAACCTGCTTGATATGCGGACTAGATGTTTGGGCGGAAGTTCCGGCTGACATAGTTATCCTTTAAATTTGATAATCCACTTCCCACACAACTGATGCTGTGTCGGCGGTGAAGTTGAACGGGTTGACGTAGCTCGCGTCAGTACCGCCTACAGCCGTCGCATCCCATGTACGGGATGAACCAGCCCAAGCGAACGTGGCGTTTACTTCGCCGGTTACACTGACGCCGCCGCTGGAGTGAACCATCAACGACACAGATTTAGCGCCGACGGGGACAGTGAATGCGCCGCCGCGCAATGTCCCAGAGGACACCGCTTTAGGCGCTACCGTCGCAACGTCGCAGCATGTTGCATTGAACTTACCCATTATGCGCAGTCCCCCGCAATAGCTGTACCGTAGGGTACATATTCAACCACCTTGTTGAGTTCATAGAATTTGCCGTCGCAGTTATTCAAGAAGAATCGCTTGCATACTGGGTCTGTGGCACCTGACATATCTGCCATGGTGAACCCTGCAGGCATGTTGCTTGTTACTGATGTGACTCCAGTTGAAATGTCGTAGGCCCAGATTTGACCTGTGGCAGATGTTCCGCGTAGTGTGCCTTGGTCGTAAGCTACAGAGCCACCAGTTGCAGCGATTCCTGTCAACGTGCCAACATTGGTCCAGCCAGAATAGTTGGAAGACTTGGTTGCAACGTAAATATTCAAGCCCGTAAGCGCGTACAAATCGTCGTTCGGGGCGAAGTCAAAATCAAAGCCGTTAGAGCCTGTGCTCAATGTGGCTGTCAAGCTAGGTACAGCTGTCTGAACACCAGTCTGCGGGTCTACGACACCGATGTTTATCTGTGCTGTTGTTCCTGTGTTATTAGTTATGCCGCCGACCCACCACTGTTGCGCGCTATCTAAAGCACCCATGATGGCGTTGGCGGCAGCAATCGGTCCTGCACCCAACACACTAGGCTGTGCAACAACGTAGTATGGTGAGTACGCTGTGTAGATGCGGCCTGTTGCACGGTCCAAGAACACAGCGTTGTTGGATGATTTATCCAAACCTAGCGCGTTCAGATTTGCGCCTGGGATATTAGCTACGAACGTGACTGCACCTGTTGCATAGTCAACAAATCCGAGGTTATTAACACCTGAGCCGGTGCTGTACACGCCCATGATTGTCGATATGGGGATTAACAGTTCGTGGTATGGCAGCCATCCGCGTGCGCATGACGTAGCTGTGTCAGTGCCTGAACCTGTAAACCCTACCGCTGGATTGTTGGCTGGGGGTATACCAACAACGGTGTTTTCAACAATGCCTGCGGCTGTATTGAATACGCCTGCTATTGTTAATGTAGCAGTTGAACCCGAAGGCATAGTGGCTACAGCAAAATAAGTAGCTGATACTTGGGAGCCGCCTGATGCGCCGCCTGTGTAGCTCCATGCGAAGCTGGACGGTGTGAACTCGGCAGGCAATTGGTCAGAGAAACCTACGCCGTTGGCTTGGCCTGGACCAGCGTTAGACATAGTGATTACATACTGAACCAGTTGGTTAATATCTTGCACAGCGGGGGCTGTCTTCGTCAGTGTTACGGATGCCGGAACACCGCTTACTGCGGTTGTAGCAGATGAGCTTAACCCGGTAGGCGGGTTGTTAACACTTCCAGTCGCAGGCGTTACTGTAGCTGTATTTACAGTCTCGCCTATAACGTCGTAGTGCCCTGTAATCAGCAGTTCTACCTGTCCGCCCGACGGCATTGTTCCGATAACAAAGTTGGGGAACACGCCTGTTAGCCCCGCTGCGCCACCGCTGTAGCTTACGGAGTACGAGTCGTATATAAACTCAGCCGGGTGTGTGTCAACCAATGTCGCGCCGTCGGCTGCGGATGGGCCGTCGTTGTTTACGACAATCTGATACACGGCAGGCTGGCCAACTTGAACACTGGAATACTGTGATGAGTTGATAGCTTTGAACAATCGCAGGCCCGTCACAGGAACTGGCACGACATCATTGCAGCAGTCACACTCACCGCCATGGCGAATACTTAGGTATGCCTCTGTCACATCTGCCATCGGTGATGTATCTGCATCAAAGTATCGTACTGATACTGTGCCGTCTGCTTGTGTGACTGTACGCTCAACCATATTCCAGATTTCGCCAGAGGTTGTGTTTGCACATATTGCGCGCTCCACGTATGTGGCTTGGCGGCATTGGCCTGAGTACAATGTTGCAGCTGCAGGCTGTGCGATTATGGCTCCGAATACGTCCTGCCAGATATTGCCAAGCAAAACTGCAGGCTGCACGGATATATCCCAGATGCTTGTGCGTGTTACCTCTTGGCCGGCTGAGCAAAAGAATGCTGCCGGGGCAATATCAACCTTTTCTGCACCGCAGTCAACCAATGTGGTTACGTCACCAGCCCATGGCGTGCTGTCAAAGTTCCAAGCCTCAAACACAGGTGCTGTTCCAAGCGGAGCTTCTTGTGGTGTGACGTTCTGAACGATGACCTTGCCGCCGGTTGGCGTACACATGACAACCATCTCGCGGTCAGCTTGGCCCGTCGGTGTGCAAATCTTTACGTTGTATGCGTGGCCTTCAGGCTGGACGGCATAGCCACCCTGACCCGGAGTAATCATGGTCGCTACGGGGGCGCCGGAGCAGTCCTGCCCGACGGTTTCAAAGGGTTCTTGGTCGCTTCCGCAAATCTTTACCCAGTTAGCCATGTCGCATGGCGATGGCTGTGAGTCAGGTAGCGGCGGACCTGCTACGGCAGGTGTAGGTAGTCCGGGGGCTGGGCAGCAGTCGTTGGTCAAGGCCATTATTGGTCCCCGAATAGAGAGTGAGCCTTGTCTAAAAGCTCTTGATATTTACGGACGTCGCGTGTTGGAGCGTCGAACACTAGCGGTTGATGCCAGCTCAACTGCTTCTTGCCATTTATGAGGCCGCCTGCAGTGAACGGATACTTAACTTTCTGGCCGTTGATGCCCTCAATGGTAACGATGCCTGGGGCTGTTACTTTCGCCCATAGTCCGAGGCTGTTATACCAGAGTTCATCTCCGACTTTAGTGGCTTTGTCTGCAATTGTAGTGCTCATAACAGGATTTTATCACAGTACATAACTAATAGTTATTTGGCTTATGGCTAACGTATTCCTGTTTCAGCACCGTTGGGTGCCAGCACTGCGCCTTGCGGCATGTTGCCTAAACTTCGGCCATCAAGAGCTGGTATTTGCCCGCCTGCAGCCAACGGCTGCGTAGGCATACCGGCTGCCTGGGCTGCAGCGTGGTCGAGAATAGAGTCTGCCATGCCTAGCTCTGCAGCAGGTATGCCATTGGCCTCCAACTCCCGGCGTACTGCGTAGGTCTCCACGTCTTTTGGTATGGTGCCCCTATCCACCCCAGTCATAATCATGCCTAGCACTGCCTGACGGTTGCGTGTAACTTCTTCTTCGGATAGCAGACCCGTGATACCGCGAAGCTGCAAGTCAACATCCATGCCTTCAGCAAAGCCCTTCTCGTTTTCAAGCAGCCAGTGGAATAGTGACCGCCAGCTCGGCTCTAGCGCGGTGTCCTCAGCCAGTGCAGCCTCTTTAACAATGCGCATGGCTGCCGACAATCGAGCGCTGAACTCGCCTAGTGAAGATTTGCCATAGTCAGAGCCGCCATAGGCGAAAGCCGGTATACCACTTGCCTCGTCTGCTAGCTTAATGATAGCATTTATCTCGGCCATGATGAGGTGATACTGTGCGCTGACTGTTCGCATTGTGCGCAATGGGTCAGGTGCTGAGCCACCAATGTATGTGTCCGATATCTCATACTGCTGGCCCGGTGATATATTCTTTGCATCTATCGGATTTTGGAACACTGAGCTGTTCTTCATCATAGGTGGCATGGCTGCCCAGCCAATGTTGTTTTCAAACAACGGCATCAGTGTGTTGACCTGCTCTTCGTAGTCCGCTACCATGTGTGCGATGCCAACTACATCGTAGACATTGCTGCCAATGCGTTGGAATGGAATGATGGAGTACGTGCGGTCCATGCCGCCGGGGTGTTTCTCTGCTTCGCATAGGATGGTGTGGCCCCCACACACGACGACGTGAGCATTAACGGTGTCCATGATACTCACACCCTTCACGCCAATCTCTTCTAAGTCGTGGCCGTTGAAGAAGCCCTCATGAATACACATATCAATCGTCTCGTCGGGCTCCCAATATTTGTTTTCCTTATGCGGTGTGTACTCAGGTGACAGCCATGCACGGTCAGTCTCAGCAAAGTCTGTGAGAATCTGCTCAATGGCTTTCTTGTTGTAGCGCTTGTCTTTGGCCATGGCCACAAGCTGTGCTTTTGTTACCTTAGTAAGCTCAGTGTTTCCGGTGCAATCTGCTAAATTGTCTGCGTCGGCTGACGAGTAGAAGTTCTTAGGGTCTACTGAGCGGAATACGGGTCGCAGCTCGAACGTGCGTTTCACACCTTTACCTGAGTGTTGTACAACTGCAACATTCTGCCAGCTTGGGAAGCGTGCTACGCCCATGCCATACAAAAATTGGTTGTGCGTAATCTGGCTGTAAGCCTGACGGAACCCACCCTCGATGATGTGGTCTCGCATCTTCACGGTGGCTCGCTTGGCACCCTCTGTTGCTATGCCGACCAGTCGTATCTGCTCTACAGCCTTGAGCTTCTGAGCTTCACGCACCATGAAATCCCGGACAACCTTCTCAACCTTGCCATCCGGTGTGAGTAATGTATCTCCGACGCCGTTGCCACGCTCTAAAATTCGCTTGCGTAGGTCGGTCTCAATGGACCGGCGTACAGTCTCGCGGGAGTAGTCGTCAAGCTCAGGCTCAGGCGTCGGGATACACGTTACAATGCGGTCTAGTGCGTTGACAGCCAGCGATGTCTTCCATGCGCGTGCGGCGTTTACCTTGATATTGGTGATTGACACGTAGCGCGTAGGGCAATATCCGAAGGTTGCGTTGAGTCGTGAGGATAAATCTACAGAGTAGACCTTTTTGTACTGGTCATCCGCCTGTTTCAACATTGCGTCGAAGGATTTATTCTGGAAGACAGGGCGAGACTCACGCAGAGCCTTAGCATCGCGCAGTCGTCCCATTACAATCGTAGCAATCTCGTCTTTTGCTGCGTCCAAATTCATTTATTTAGCCCCACATTGAGCCGGTTGGCTTGTTCATTCTAGCCATTATAGCCGAAAGGCGCGGCATTGGCGTATCGCTGTGCTGTTGCAGGATATTCTGAGGTCGTTGAAACCCAATATCACGGGCTTTTGCGCAGGCATACGTCATAAAAGCGTCGGCAACGTGGCTGGTCCAGTCGTGAACAGGGGTTGAGCTGCTGATTTTGCGTGTTACGTCGAACTTAAACCGGTAGTTGGTAAGGGCTTCAAGCGCGTAGCCACATACCGGCTCACCGGAATCCAGGTCCTCAGTGTTGTTTATCACCAATCGGTTCATGAGCTGGGCACCCAAGGCGATTTGGTCATCCTTTGGCGTGTTGCTGACGCGTTTAAAGTGCAGCCCAAGGCGTGCGGCCTGGTCCATACGGCTTGTTCCTGTGCCCCATTCTCTGTTTTGGATATCATGTGGACCCCAATGGTTGCCGTAGTAGTAGCCCTTCTCCGCCAAAATCTTGGCATAGCTGTCCAGTCCCAGGTCCGTGGCTGCCGTGATGTCAATCAGGCGCTCTTCATTGCCTACAGACTGGAAATACAGGATGATGGTGAAGTCGCGCACACCCAGGTCCCACGCTGTGTGGACTGGGTATCGAGGGTCATAGCCGCAGGGTGCCAGCCTCCCAGACTGCTTGAGCTTCGTTATCTCTGCGCCCCACACGGCGCCAACGATTGCAGCCTCGAAGCTAGCCTCATACTCCTGGCTGAATAAAGCATTGCCCATTGTGGTGCCATGCTCTTGGATGTATGTGTGGCGCTCTTCCTTCAACTGCTCCGCACTGAACACTGGTGTGTCGTATGCACTGATAATCTGAACGTGCGCGCTGGCCTTGTTGCGGTTGGCCTCAATAATATTGTAAAAGCCGTTCTTGCCGCGTGGTGTACCGATGTGCAGTGACTTGCCTTTTGTCTCAAGCAACATTGGTCGGAACAGCGCCCACGCCCGTGGGTCACATAGTCCAGCCTCGGACATAACCAACCCCCGTATACCTGCGCCAACAAGACCGTCTACTGAGTCCGAGCCAGCGAGCTGAACGGTGGAGTTGTTGATGAGCTGGATGAACATACCTTTGTCATCTCGGCGCTTGATAATCTCAGGTGGGAATGCATCGTCAATACGCGTTCGACCCGTGCGTGCGTTAACACCATCCCATATTGTCTTGCGCGCTTGGCTGTACTCTGGTAGCGTGTATAGGTACGACCCCACCTTCTGCATGGCTTCCGTGGCTATCCAGCTCAACCCTAACGCGTCTTTACCATACCGGCGGTGTGCGGCCAAAGCCACAAGGTTTATGTCCGGTGACATCAGCGCTTTCCACGCTGGCATTTGGTCGGGCCTAGGCGTCCAGCCGTATGCCGGAAGCGTTATCGTTTTAGTCATTCATGACTCCATGGGCGACGACAATCCACGATATTAAGGCTGCAACGATTGGCACCCAAAGTGTGAAGGTAAACGGCGTAAGCCACAGCACAATGCCGTACACAGCCATACACAAAGCCCACAGCGTGCATGTGAATCCGACGGCGAAAATAGCCCAAGCGTCGTCTGTCATGCACTTGCCAGCATAAGGCAAAGGCCCACTGTCACGCTGAGCAGTGCGCACACGGTAACGAACATAAGACTCCATGTTGCCCAGCCGAGGAGCAGTCCAAGGCCGTACACCATCATCATCGCTGCGAACAGCGTAACGACTATGAGCGCGTAGAAAATATAGGCTAGCAGCATACTGTTATCGGATTGGTTGGTGATGTCTGCGAGTCACCCGTAGCGCTGTGCTTACCGGGGTACGTGACTGGCTGGCAGGTGTCAATGAAGACTCTGGCGTTGTGGCAGCAGCATGTTGGCGTACCGATACTAAGGCTCCATATACCGCGTTCCGGTGGCGTAGCGGGCATGTTGACCTGCAGCTTACCGCTTGGCAGCAGCGTGGTTGTTAGGTCAATGGATGTCTTGTCCGGCCTCGATAGTGTGGCCTTGAATGGTGGCGACGTGGTGGTACTGGCCGGGAAGCATGGGCTTGGGTCAAATAGCAGTGGTGTCGGGTCACAGGGGTTTATTGTAATCATTTAAATATCCAATACGCTAAAGACACAAGCACGTAGCATGGGTATGCTACTACGTACAGTGCAACTGGTAGCCAGAATAAGACTGACGCCCCGCTGAGTTCTTTCTTGGTGTCTAAATTGCGCACCAATATAGAGCTGATAGCCCACGCCGTCAGCGCTGCGACATCATACCACATAGCCTACCCCAAACGCGATTAGCATAAGGCCGACCACGCGGGCGCCGGAGCAGCAGGGACAGCCTGTCTCTGTTAACCGGTATAGCTTGGCCAATAGCTTGCCGCCCGGTACCCAAGCCTCGAAGTCGCACATGTTTAATCTGTATATTTGGAACTGTTCATACTTCTTTTCAATATATCGGAAGTTCATGTGTGTAATCCTCAATGTTAAACCTATTGTGCTTTCGCACATTATCTTCTTTTTTAATAATCTGCATGTTGTGGTGCCAGTGCAATCCTGAGACATTAGCCCCTTGTATGGGGATTATGTGGTCAACCTCATATCGCATCCCTGTAGATGCTGTAAGCTCCGCAGCGCATTTGTATATTGCTTGAACATGCAGCTCATCAAACCACGTAGGTGTTCTCTGATATATTTTAGCTCGTCGCTTTGCAGCTATAGCAGCAATTATATGCGGGTTCTCCGTGCGATATTTTTTATTTGCGGCGTGTAGCTTATCAATATTGTCAGCTCTGTATTTTTTAATCTTATCTGCGTTTGCTACTCTATATGCAGCCCCTGCAGCAAGATGCTTATCTTTATCCCTAATATATCTGGCTTGCTGCAGCGCTTTAATTTTTTCAGAATTTGCTTCTCGATATGCCTTCTGCTTCATACTTAGCAGAGCCGCATTATCTTCTCGGTATTTAGCGTGGTACGATATGTATTTTTCTAAAGTATGCGCTGACTCTTCGGGTGTTTTAACCTTTGGCTTTTTATTTAATGCTGCTTCCGCGAACTTTAGTTTGTGGCGCGCTTTAACTTTCCATTTGGTATCCATATACCTACCGTGATTCTCCAGTCGCCAGCGTGCTGTTCTTTCAGCAGGTGTTTCAGTAACGCGGCTCATTCTTATCGCTCCTAGATTTACGAGTTTTAGGCAGTGTGGGGTTTGGCCATGGGCGTAGCAGCTTGAGCGGGCTGATGGGGCACAGCCATGGTACGCAGAAGCCTGAACGCCGTGGTACGAGTGGGAGTTGGGTCATAGGCTGTAGTTCGAGTTGCAAAACCATGTAACTACACTCGCCGCTGCGACCACCAGTATCAGGGTGAATCGCTGTATGGCATCCCACGCAAATGGGTTAGGCTCCGCAATGGTGAACATAAAGGCCAGATACGTCAGGCCTGTGACTGCTAGATATTTCATCACTGCCATTCACCTTTGGTAAACTGCTCGTGCGTTATAAAGCCCTCGCGATGTTGGTCAACGAAACGGGATGTTTGTTCCCGTGGCGTTGAGCTGCAGTTGCAGCGCGTTTGCATCACGATGGGCTGTGAGCCGTCAGGCTGTTTGCGGTAGACCAGCATACCCTGGCCAATCACTACGTTAGAAGGTATTGTCATTTTGTATTGTACCTACATGGCGATGGGTTAATGTCGAAACGCTTAGCGTTTATGTGTGTTAGGCCTTGGCTTAGGGCTTTCATAATCCGATGACGCCCGTCGAATATCTCACCGTCTTCGCTGAGCAGGATGGGCTGCTCCAAGTCCGCATCGTTGATGGTGTTGTAGTGCCGCACCATCTCGCGCATGTTGCACTCGTAAACGGTGTTGGCAAGGTTAAGCGCATCGAGCGGTAGGCTTAGGAGCGGTAGGTCACGTGCTAGCATCGCTAGGCGTGGTACCGACCACACCTTGTCGTCAAGGTTGCACTCCTGCTCATTGAATGGGTACGGTGGAACGATGTACATTATTCTAGGTCGCTTATGTAGGTTGGTGACTGGGCTTCGACTATGACCTGGGGCGCTTGGTCTTGGAACGTGTTGATTACGATGCTCACGCCACCAGACTCCTGCTCTTTGGTCTTGGCGTAGGCCGGGATGTGAGCATCGGCCATCTTCGATAGCAGGGTGTCAGAGTAGACAATCTCGGTACCGACTATCTGACCCTTGTAGTACACGTCTTTTTCCACACCATCTATCGCCCGGCGTGTCATCTCCGCCTCAATTGTATCGGCCCACTGGCCAGCGGCTTCCTGGATGTTGAGTAAGAATACCTCAGCATCATCAGTCTTATTCTCGCAGTACCGCTGGATGGCGCTCTTGGTTGTGCCTGCCGAAGCTGCGGCCTTATGCCACAGGCCGGTTTCACGAAACACGGTCAGGAAAATATCCTGCTGTGTTGGCGTGACAAGGGCGAGGCTAAGGTCTCTGGCCATTAGTGTACCCGGCTTGAGCCTTCAAGATGCAAGTCGTGAAGCGCCGGTAAATCCCCGGCGGGCTCGATGTGCTCCACCAGCGATGTATCCGGTGGTAGGATGCCCATGTCAAGCATGGTCTCATACTCAAGCGGTGTGAGCAGGAAGCGCACGCTGAATGCCGATGTACCGTCGGTGGAACCGCAGGTGCCACTGTAAAGTTTGAGGTCTATTGGGAGTTTCATGGTTTGCATTATAGCATGTGGTTTTGTGGCTGGTGGTTAAGACGTACAAATTGTAGGGGTGCTATGAAATTGATAGCAGATTTTAGCGTGTGGCTTATACCGCCCCGCCGGTGGCGTGTGGCGTGTGGTTGTAGCCGGGGTAGTGGGTGAGAGGGATGGTTGTTATTTTGGCAAACACGTAGCTCGCTCCAGCCTGTACGGGGGTATATATCGCTTAGGGCTTAGGGCTTGGGGTTTGGGGCTTGGGGCTTGGGGCTTGGGGCTTGGGGCTTGGGGCTTGGGGCTTGGGGCTTGGGGCTTGGGGCTTCACGCCCTAGGCTTCACGCCCTTACGCTAGCCAATGGCTTCACGCCCTTACGCCTTACACTTTATTACTTACCTTAATAAACCTTGAACAAATATATACTATACAATTCAGGACATCATTAACAACATAGGTTCACAACCATGAATATTTTGACAATACACAGCATTCTAAGCCCTAGGCAATACACCACAATCCGAGGGTTTGCTAGTCTTACGCAGCGGTCAACGCACACATTCTATTTTACTGATGGTTTAACGCCAACCGTGACGACATGGCTCTATGAAAATGACGTGGAGTATTCACTGTCATGATTATCGAGCGCACAGCCAAAGGCTACTGTATCCGCTGTGGTACTGATGTCCGCAATTACCATGGTTTAACGCGTGAAGCGGCAATCAAATTGTTTAAAGCTACTTACTTGAAAGGCAGGAAGATATGAAAACCCAGAATCACATCGGTGATGTAAGAATTGAATCGCTAGACCCTGAGATATATCAGCGACAGCTGGAAGCTAATCGCGCTGAGCCATGCGCTTACCGTGGGCGTGATGACCTTAACGTGCATGTGCCCAAGTGGACACGCCCGCTCATTACCGAGGGTGACGGTAATCGCTTTTGGGCTTGGGTGGCTAGGTGTAAAGCACATGGCTATACTATAATTGATGTTATTGACGTGGCTACAGGCTTCGGTTTGAGGTTTGTGGTTTAAATCATAAAACCCTCATCTATATAAAAAACCATAATCTTTTTACTTAATGTTTAAATCATAACGCGTTTATCTACAAAAAATTAGGTTTCGAGGCTTTTAAATTAAATCAGAACGCTTTTATCTACAAACTCGCACCTGTTTTTTTGAATCTTTTTTTGTAGGACGTTTTTATGTTCTGCTATCTATATTTTATGTGGTTTTTTTACAACACTATATTTATTATATTATATTTATTATTCTTGCGTAAAAAATAAATATATATAAGTAAATCAATGACTTAGCTAAAAACCAATATAGATAGCAGAACATAAAAAACATAATTAGGGAAATATTCAAAAAAAAGGGTACGAGTTTGTAGATAGCTGTGTTATGATTCTTACTTTGAAAGCCTATATGCACAGAGACGAAGCCATCTTAAAAAACCTAAAGCTGTACTACTCAGACTCAACATGTAAAATATGTGGTGCTATCGACGCAAAGCGATATACAAGCACAGGCAATTGCTGGCACTGCAAGCAGCGCACCGCACCGATGACCAATGATGACCTTCATGAGCAAATATTCAGAGACTACGTAATGCGCTTAGGGTTTGACACCAACACCGACGAGCCGAGCCATTGGATTAGTGCCCCACTATATGCCGTAATTGCAAAGCGATACAAACCTATTAGTGCGCGTCAAACGGCATATCTAATCGGGGACACCACCTATGCACCCGACATACCATGCAAGCGATGCAACACGCGGGAGAGAAGAACGGACAGCGGTGCATGTGTTATATGTGAAAAATTGAAGCGAGCACAAAAATGAGAAACCGAATTGTTAGAACTGCGCTTTTAATGTGCAACCCAAAGGCTGACCCAGCGGAAATAGAATCCGCGATAACGGGTTTCATAACTATAAAATTTTATAATGTAGTGGAAGCCTACAACTACCAACACAAGCACCGAGAATATACCTTAGATGGAATGCTATCGTTGCTACGGGGTAAGCCTGACCAACACAGCCAACAGCTACTACGTGGCACGCCTGACCAACTACAACAGCGCATTGACGCGCTGCGCCTATTATGTAGGCTATGGCTAAAACGTAACAGTTTGTAACAGTCATCAAAACCACTCAAAACCACGCTACAATAACTCCACAGCAATCAACCAAAGGGCAAATACCATGCACCATACAGCTATCACAATCAACGCCGAAGCAGCACCACAAGACGCCGCTCGCGCCATCCAATATCTGACAGCCATCGGGTTCAATCTCATTGCAATCCGCCAAGCCCAACCGTGGGACGGTCAACCACCGCAAACACTCATCATTGCATCGGGCGCATATAGCCCTGAGACCACGTATACCGCCTTAGGACTATACTGCGCCATCTTCAAGCAAGACTCACTAGCACTGCGGTTTGACGATGACGGCTCAGGCGTACTGCTTGGCACGAACCCACAAGGTTACAGCTTCAACGCTGCATACTTCAATGACAAATAACGCTCTGCGCTACGCAGCAGCAGCAGCAGCAGCAGCAGAAAGGGCACTACAATGCACGGAAGATACCAAATACTAGCTATGAACCAATACGCGGACAATCAGTACCGCGAATGGCTTAAAAGAAACGCAGCAGCACGCGGACAAGGCTATGTACTGGCTTACAGGCTGACATCCAGTGGCTTAGCCGACAGCAGCGAACCAACACGGATATTTGTGACAGAAGTAGACCGCGATAAATTTTTAGCAGTATCACCACAATGGAGGAGCTATGAGCTACACAGTATTTAGAAAATCGACCAACACCAACAGCTTCGGTCTTCGTGGCTACTGGACACACCACCACAACATTGCAACCGGTTTAATTCAGCTACATAGCTTCGCAACATCCCAAGACCTGAGTATCGGGGACACTATCGCAAACCCGTATCACTTCGAGCTGCCACGCCTAGAGCGCCAACTGACACCGAAACAATGGAGTGGCTTAAATGCACAACTTAATCAACCAGCTTAACGCCGAACAAGACGACTACATCTACCGATTAGGGCGTAACGACTGCATTCTTACGCAGAAGCATGTCGCGCTGTCCATATGGTTCCGTAAGACCGCCATTAGCGTGCATAACTCCGCCGATATGCCCCGCGCCTTGGCGGAATTCTGCAAGCACTCCGACCGACACCGCCCTGAGCACACTGAGCATGAAGCCCGAACCATTGGCTTTGAGCGATTCGAGCCTACAACAAACGACCATTACAGACTTAAAGCATGAACACAGTACCTCAACTGGTGGCTAGAGCACTGCGCGACCGCCAACGCATCACCTACAGCTATATCAACGCTAGTAATGGCTTCGCTTTCACCTACGGGCGCCATATGTCGCGCTCAGGCATTCTGCGGGACGTGCGTAATGCAGACCTGACGCAATATCGCTTCGGGGTATATCTCGACGTGTCACGCGACAAGCGCACGCTCAATGATTACCGCATAGAGCCACCACACCAACCCGTCAAGCCCGTGGAGTGCATCGACCTACAGCTACACACTATGGCGCTTGAGCGTATCCAAGGCGGTATTACAGCACTAACCAAATACGACAAGCCACTGGCTGACCACCTAAAGAAAGCAATCAATGATTACACTAGCAGAACTTGACGCACGCCACGCTAAAGAGCGGGCAACGCTGGCAGCAGCGTGGGCTTACGTGCCACCGAACGGAGCAAGCCTAGCCTACCCACAGGACACCACAGGCAAACCGCTTGTCGCCCTTGCGGTTGATGATTGGAGCGCACTCCTAGCCGAGCCATTGCAAACGATTACAAAATTTAAGCATGGAACCCGCAACGAGTCAGTGTTTGCGCTCACGCAACCGCCCCAATATCGCGCCACCGACCAGACAGGGCAAATACTGTTGCGAAAAGACAACACCAGTACAAGCGTGGCGTTTTACATCAACGGTAAACGTTACATCACATTTGGCATACCGTGGGCACTGAGCCACACGACCGAGGGCTGGCTGACACGGTATGTAGACTACGATAATCATATCTCTCGACTGCTTACTGTTACACAATGTTACGATTTAGTGCAGAGCACGGACTAAATCCCTGATACAATAACCTTACTCACTAACCAACAGGAGAAAACAATGTTATCAGAAATCCGAGCCCGACACGCAGCAGAGCTTCAAGCCCACATCGACAAGCTATTCGCACGAATCAAAATCCCAGGCGCTACGCCTTGGATTGCACACGATAGCGACAGCGTGAGTCTTACAGTCAACGACTATGACGCATTTCACGCATGGCGCACCGCTCAGGACATCACACTTACCGTGCGCCCATATCGCCTGACGTTCGAGCATGATGGCATCACCTACCGCGCATCGACATTAGGGCTACTGCCTAACGTGCTGCAGAAAATCAAGAACGCCAACGCCCGAACAGCAGCCAATCGCTACCACGCGCTGACAACGGCTGACATCTTAGCCGCGTACCCGACAGCCACAGGCATCGTACTACATCCGAACAACGACTACACATTCAAGCTGGGGGCTAAGTAACATGACACTCAATGACATTCGCTCACACGACCCATGCTCAAGGGGCTGGACTAAACTTCTAAAGCACCTAGGCAAAACCAAAGGCGACGACGAACCGCTATCACTCCCGACCGTACTCGAAAGCAACGGTTTAGATGACGCAATATGGTGCTTACGCACTGAGCCGACACCTGAGCGCACTCAGCGCTTCGCCTTAGCCGTCGCTAGACGTGTTGAGCACCTAAGACCAGCAGCTAAGGCGTGCAACGATGTTGTAGAGCGATACCTTAACGGCACTGCGACCAAGGCAGAGCTTGACGCATCACGGGCAGCAGCACACGCAGCAGAAGACACAGCATCATGGAAAGCAGCATGGGCAGCAGCA